TCCTGTGCACTCAACCCTAGAGCGTCGACATCTTCCCTCAAACAGCCAAACTGCACTCAAAAATCACGAGAACCCAGCTTAAAGCCGCCGCACATTAAACCTTTTAACGATAGCCCTCGCTAAGACTTGCTACACAAGGGCAAATTTGCACCCACCTATTAAGCCTTTGACATCAATACGACACTCTCGACGTGGATTGAGAGAACTCCAAGTATAGCTACACTTTTTTGAGTGCACACTATTGATAGTGGGTGCACCTTTTAACGATAGGAAAAGCTATCGTTAAAAAGTTTAAGATTGGCTTGATAGCTTGGTTTTTGAGCATAAAAAACAGCCTAGAGATGATTCCCCCTTCCCCTAGGCTGACTTTTGTAACATTTCAAATGCTCACATTCTTTTGGCTTTTACGATGCCCTTTCAACATCAACACTAATCTCTGATTTAAAAGTTACGCTGAACCTGTCCTCGTAAACTTTTATTTTCTTGATGTACTTTCTTACCAGCTTCTCATCATACTCACTAAACTCGTGACGCTCACTTTTCAGAAAATCTTCCATTTCTCTGATTCGTCTTTTAGCATCTTCTTGACCTGCTTTTTCTATAAGAAGCTGCTGTTTCTTACCTTTCAGCTCATCAATCTCGTTGGCAGTTTTCATGTAGTCTTTTTTAGCTTTAAGCAAGGTTAGTAGTATCGCTTGTTTGTCTGCAATTTTTTTATCAACCGTTTCAAGCTCACTTAAGTTGTTGCCCGCGATAATTTCTCTAATATTATTCTTCAACGTATCCAATACTTCACCAGGTACGGTGAGTATTTTGTTTATGGCTTTTACTGTAGCAGACTGCAGTTCTTCCTCTTTTACTGTCGGAGCATCGCAAGCACTAGGACCATTTTCCCATCTGGTACAACAACGCCAAACAACAGAACGCACTCCTCGATTGTTCCAAGCAATTCTTCTGTAAACATCCCCGCATTTAGAACAAACACATAAACTGGATAAAGCGTACTTACTGGAATAAACTCTCCTTTTTTTATTATCCTCACCACTAAACATGTTGGCTCGTCTTACCATTTCTTCTTGAACTTTAAAGAAAATATCTCTTGGAATAATCGACGCGTGGCTATCTTTTACATAATACTGTGGTTCTGTTCCATCATTTTTTATACGAACATGGTTAATAAAATCTGTCGTGATGGTTTTTTGTAAAAGAGCATCACCAATATATTTTTCGTTTTGCAAGATGGTTTTAATATTAGACAAGTGCCATTTTAAATGCCCGGCACCGTTTTTAACACCGTCTTTTTCAAGCCCCTCCGCTATGTCTCTAAGGCTTGCTCCTTCTAAATATTCTCTATAGATTCTTCTTACGACTTTTGCTTCCTGTTCAAGAATTACAAGATTCCCTTCATCGTCTTTTGTGTATCCTAAAAACCAGTTATGGTTGATTTGCACTTTGCCTTCCTGGTAGCGGAACTTAAGCCCAAGCTTCACATTCTGAGAAAGCGACGCGGATTCCTGTTGAGCTAAAGAAGCCATGATAGTAAGCAATAGTTCTCCGCTTGCTTCCATGGTGTTGATGTTTTCTTTTTCAAAAATGATCGGAATGTTTTTGTCTTTCAACTGTCTAACAAATTTTAAACAGTCGATAGTGTTTCTCGCAAAACGGCTAATCGACTTAGTGATAACCATGTCTACTTTGCCACTCATGCAATCGTGGATCATGTCGTTGAAACCGACACGTTTTTTCGTGCTGGTTCCTGAAATACCGTCATCAGCGTAAATGCCGGCAAACTCCCAGAGAGGATTTCTTGAAATATAATCCGTATAATGCTGAACTTGCGTGTCATAACTTGTTGCCTGTTCTTCACTGTCGGTACTGACACGACAATACGCTACTACTCTTAACTTCGGCTTATCTTTATGCTTGTCTACCGTATTCCCCGCTATTTTTCTTGGTGGAATAATTGTAACGTTGGCACTCATTTTACACCTCCCTTGATTTGACTGTACGCGTATGCTGCTTGCCGATAAGGATCATCGTATTTCTTTTCTATAACGCCTATTTCGTACGTGAAATCTGTTGTAATTAAAGGTTTTAGCTCTGTTGTACGAGGTTTTTTCTAAAATTGTTGGCTCTTAACTGCTGAACTTTATAAAAGGTTTCTTCATCTAAAAGACTCGGGTAAAGCGATGTTCCTAAGTACGTTTTATTTTTCAAAATATTGCTAACTACAGAGTGTGTTTTATCAATGTTCACCGCTCGAGCCGTTTCAGAAATCGTTCCAAATTCTAAGAATTTACGGAAAAGTTCTCTAACTTTTTGAGCTTCTTTTTCGTCTATAACCGCTTTACCGTCTACTATTCGGTAACCATATGGGATGTGTGCCATGTTTCTTTCACCTCTTCTTCTAATTCCAATCCGCATTTCAAGCGAAAAATGAATTCTGTTCTGCTTTTAACTACGACATCGTCTACAAAATCCAGAAAATCCTCGTCCTTAAACTCGCTAAATGCTTCTGTGACGCTTACGAACCGTTGAAGTTTTTGCGCCTCGTTTAAGTGCGTTAAGTTACCGTTTAGGCTGTTGGAAAGCTGAAGTTTTTCCTTAAGACAAGCATCTATTTCCGTTTTAAGCTGATTGCTTTCTAGATAGTATGAATCCATCTCAATGTAGCCACCGGCGAAAAGCTTACTGAGTACTTGCTCTTGTTCTTGCAATTTAGCTATTTTTCCTTCGAGTTCGATAACTTTGTTCAATCCGTCTTTATTATTCACGTTTCTTAAGCTTTTTATGAAAGGCGTTAATATTTGAGCGTTTGTTGCTTTGAACTTGTTAAGCATTTGAAGAAAGGCTAATTTAACATACTCCTCTTTTACAGCTTTCATAGGGCAGCATTTAATTTCACGTATATGCTTGGTACAACACCAAACAGTATAGGCTCCATCTTTTTTATGCCGGTCGTGTTTCTTTAACCTACTATGGCAATTACCGCAGTAAAGTTTCCCTGAAAACACATATCTAGCAAGGTATTTATTACTACCGCTGGTAATATTTAGTTTTAATTTTCTCTTCTGTCTAAGATCATGCACAAGATTAAAAGTTTCATGACTGATGATAGCCTCGTGATGGTTTTCAATAACATACTGTTTTTTCTCGCCACAGTTTTTATGGCGGTTAAAATTATCGTCTGTAAATGTCTTTTGAAAAATCACATCCCCTGTGTATGTTTTATTGGTCAAAATAGCATTCACGGTAGTCGAAGACCATTTAGCTCCTCTTTTCGCAGGAATCTTTTTAGCCGTCAGCTCATTAGCTATCACATGCCCGCCTTTACCTAAAAGTGCCATACCAAAGATGTCTTTTATAACCTCAGCTTCCTTTGGAACGATAATCATTTTCCCGTTCTCGTTTTTATAGCCATATGATGGGGAAGAAATGACATAGCTTCCGTTTTCGAACCTTTTTTGAATTGACCACATGCTGTTTTCCGAGATGGATCTTGACTCGCTTTGCGCAATAGAACTCAGAATAGAAAGCATAAGCTCCGAACTCATATGCTCGGTATCAATGTTTTCTTTCTCAAAATACAAATAAATACCAAGACCGGTAAGTTTTCTAACTATTTCAAGACAGTCAACCGTGTTTCTTGCAAGCCTACTAATAGACTTTGTAATAATCCTGTCTATCTGACCGCTCTCGCAGTCTTTAAGCAGTTGTTTAAGACTTTCACGCTTATCGATTTTCGTGCCGCTAATACCCTCGTCAAAGTAAAGTCCCGCATACTCCCAGCATGGATTAGACTTAATATAGTTTTCGTAATGCTCCTTTTGTACTTCTAGACTGAGAAGCTGTTCGTCACTGTCGGTAGAAACTCTCGCATATGCTGCAACTCGTATTTTTCTAAGAGAATTATCCAGCTGTTTGGCTTCCAGTTTTGTTATCATTTTCATCATCTCACCTCACTTTCTTACAGTCATATACATCACTCTAAAAGCAGTGTTTATCAAGCTTTTAGCCCAATAATTCCTTGTAAAACGGGTGAAACTTTTCCCTGTTAAGACAGCTTATTTTTTCTTTTTCTTGCTCGCTGATAAGCCCTTTTTTAAAGAGTGAAACGGTAAGTTTTTCGGCTATTTCAAAACGAAAATCCGCCTGCATACTCTCTTTCGTCCAAGCTCTGGCTTTAACATCCGTTAGCCCGTGAACATCCTTACTGATTTGCATGATGCTCACCTCCAAAACGATGTTCTATATAGCAGGCGTGGCAGCAGTATTTTCTGGTTTTATTACCGTAAGAGATAAAAGAATTTTTGCAGTTAAGACAAGTGCACTCATAGTTTGCCTGTCTTTTTACCAACTGTGTATGCTTGTTCCACCACGTGTTTCTACACGCATCAGAACAGAAACGTTTAACTTTTCTTCCTGTGTTTTGCTTGATTGGTTTTGAACAAGATTCACATAATGCCGTCTGTGTTTTCGTAGACTGGATTACGCCCAGGCTGTTACGTTTGCAGTAGCTTTTAATCGTATTAACGGAAATATCCATACGGTTTGCAATCTGCGTATAGCTAAGGCCTTCATCTCTTAGCAATTTGACCTTGCGTTGTTCTTCCATATTCATAAAAAGGCCACCTCCTATGAGGTAGCCTTAGGAAAGAATAAAATCTGACGGTTTTTTAATCTTTTTTGTAAAACTCGCACTCGTAGCCGTCAGCTCGTAAAACAAGCCCTTCTGCCCAAGGTGGTGTTCTTCCCATTAGCTCGCACACGCTTTGAACACTCACGCTTTTATCGGTTTCGATAATGGCTTCATCATGCACGTGAGCAACGATGCGATATTCTTTCAGTGTTTGCATGGCGTAAAGTAGAATGTCGCGAGCTATAGCTTGCGTAATGTTTTCCACGAATTTAGGCCCGTAGCTTTCCAGCCGCTCCCATTTTTTAGTAGACCCCACACCCTCATAGGTGACTGATTCACCACCATACTTGTTTTCTTCCACACGTGGCTTCACATAGTAAAGGCATCTTTTCGAAGGCAGTTTGATGATAAGAAACCCACTCTTGTAAGTGAACACTATATTGTGTGTTCGAACAGATGCGTGTTCGTGTACACACTGTTTTACCGCTCTGTCCACATCCCACCACAATGTTGTCACCATCGGGTTAGATGATCTCCACGCGTCAACAAGAGGCTGCAGCTCATCCTCGCGAACCCCCATGTCGAGTGCTCCCATAGCTTTTAACGCACCAACAGAGCCGCCGTATCCAAGAGCGAGTTCCGCGATCTTACCTTTCTGCCGCAGGTGCCCGTTTACTCCATGTTTTTCAACAGGCACGCCAAACATTTGAGATGCTGACGAGCAGTAAATGTCTTTACCTTCCGCGAATACTCGCATACGCCATTTTTCACCTGCAAGCCAAGCCAAGACTCTCGCTTCGATCGCTGAAAAGTCTGCGACAATAAACTTAAATCCCGTGCGTGGAATAAAAGAGGTGCGGATAAGCTGGGATAAGGTATCAGGAATATCCTCATAAAGCATTTCCAGTGCTTCAACATTTCCTTGTTTAACAAGACTTCTAGCCTCAGCTAGATCAGGCAGATGGTTTTGTGGCAGGTTTTGTAATTGTACGAGCCTTCCAGCGAATCTTCCTGTACGGTTTGCACCATAGAAGCGAAACATGCCACGCTCCCGATAATCCATGCAGGCAGCGTTTTTCATCGCCGCATACTTTTTCACCGAGGATTTAGCAAGATGCTGTCGAAGCCGTAACACTTCCGCCAACTCTTTACCAACTGTTTTAAGCTCTTTAGCGACTTCTTTTTTACCAAGCGACTCCATTTCAAGACCATGCTCTTTAAGCCAAGAGCGCATTTGTAACACGGAGTTCGGGTTTTCTAAACCTGTAACATGCTTAAGCTCACTCATGAGATGCGTTTTCACCTCTAAGTCGAGTTTTATGGCTGACTCAACGAAAATAGAATCTATTCCTATCCCACGGTCGTTAATCTCTTGGTCGAGATAAAACTCCTGCCATAAAAAGTCTGGCACAGGAAAGCGTGAGAGCTTTTCTTGAATACTCAGCTCAACTTCCACATCACGCTTGTTATACGACTTGAAAAGCTCCCACTTTTCCTTATCGTGAAAATACTTGTTTCTTGTTCTTCCACCGTTTACTTTCGTAGGATTACACAGCAGGCAGAAATATTTAATAAGATTCTTACCCTCAGTGAGCTTCTGCTTATCAAGACCCAATACTGCTCCCACGTTTTCAAGCGACATGGGAAGCCCCAGGGTGGCCGACCAAATCATTGTGCAATGCCACGAGCTTGAGTTTAAAAACAAGCCTTCACTTTTCACTGTTTGACCAGGGTTAACATTGATGCCTTTATCTCGCAGGTAGCGTGATAAGCAGACTCTTTCAAACTGAGCGTTAAACGCCCACTTGGTCACCGTTTCATCCGTTAAAGCAGAAATCACAGCATCGGGTATGGTTTCACCTTGCGCTAAATCAACGACCTGAACCTCACCACCGTCCACACTGTAACCAAAGAGCAGTATCTCAAAATCCTCTGATTCTGCGTACTTGTAAACTCCACATTTACCAAGATTTACACTCGAAAACGTCTCTAAATCTATACTCAAATTTTCCAAATTACATCACCTCCAAGTTAATAAAAGAGGTGACAGAAAACCTGCCACCTCCTCGACTTTCTTACTTTCTGTTCAGCATGTTTTTGACTTCGATATAAAGACTGACAAGTTTTCTTACCACGAAATCAAGAAGCAATACGCCAGCAAATACTCCAACAAACCAGCTAATCATCTTCACATGCTCCTTATGCTAGAAAGTCATCATCTTCTAAAGTCGTAAAATCATCAGTTGCAAGGCTACGTCCGCCGAGTGGCTCACCGTCTCGGATTTTTTGAATGTTGCCAAGACCGCAAGCGATACCCTTATTACCGTTAGAGTTAAAAGCGTAGAAGTTGATGGAAACTCTCGCATAGCAGCCTGAATACACTTCGCTGCGGTCCATGATTGGTTTTACCTGCTTGTCTACAATCTGCGGAGGAGTAGTAGAGTTTGCGTTAATGAAGTAGTGTCCTTTATACGCTTCATCATCACGCTCAATATCCCCGTCCCTCAGTGGGAGTTTAATTGCTTGCTTGTTTGGTTTCTTACCGCCGAACTTGCCGACACCTTCTTCAATCGCAGCATCAATAGCTTTCTCAATAGCATTTACTGTTTCAACATCATCTTTAGGAATAAGCAGTGAAACACTATATTTTTCAGGACCGCCATTAATAGACTTTGGCTCCCAACCGTTGAAATAGGAAAGACGCGTGTTCTTACCAGTGATAACCTTCGTGTTATTTAATTTAGACATAGTACTAATTCTCCTTTTTGAATTCGTTATTTGCGTTTAAAACATTGACTTTTGCCCGCTTATCCGAGTCCGGTACGAGCGTAAGTTTTCCGGACGGTTTTACAATGAGGTCGCCCAGAATATCCTCAAATTTTTTCTTGCCCATCAGCTTTTGCATTTCCGTTAAACCGATAAGACTAGTTTTGAAAATGTTGGTAAAGCCGTGAGCTTTCGCTTTCTCAATAACAGCTGTCTCATCCTTAAACTTGCGAACTGATCTGCCTTCTACGAGTTTGAAACCCGACCACTCTTTCCCGTGGTTAATAGCTGAATCTGTGGCGTACGCTAAAACGTCATCAGCCCACTTCGTTAACTGTGGGATAAGCGTGAGCACTTCTTCAATCTCACTATCCGTTAAAACAGATGGCGGTTTGAACTCAAGTTCTGCAAGTTTAAGGTTTTCTTCCGCACGTTTACGGCACGTGGCTTTTGCCCTGCAAAACCTGCACCAGTCACCGGCTTCAAATTCGCCTTCGCCTTTAATAGCAAGCCCTGCTTTAGGTTTAAGCACGCTTTCAGCCCAAGAGATAAGCTCCGTGACAGGTAGTGTGAAAGTTGATACGTTGTCACGTCTTGGCTGAAAAATACTCATCTCAACGCTTTGAATCTCGTACAAGCTGTCGAAAAGCGTTAAAGCTCCAAGAGCGTAGCATTTCATCTGCGGATTCTCGTAAGCGTCCACCAGCACGCCTTGACCGTACTTAAAGTCGATAACCTGCAGCGTTTTATCGCCTACAATAATGCAGTCCGCTGTACCAAACCCATCAGGCACGTAATCTGAAAAATCAACTTTCTGCTCGATGAGAAGAATAGGATCTTGGCAGTTAAGCTTTGCCTGCTCATACTTTTCCATTACGAAATCCACGTAAGCATCCGAGTATTCCTGCATCTCGTTTGAGTCATACTCTGTTGACGGTTTTTCGCACGGACGGTTAAGAAGCTTATTCAGCTTGTACTCACACCACGCGTGTGCCGCCGTTCCTTCCTCAGCCGCCATAGAAGTAGTGTTTTCAAACTTTTCTTCTAAAACAGCACTCGGAGTACACTTAATCCACCTGTGAGCAGAAGACGGGGAAAGTAAAGCATGCTTAGTCACCTTTAATTCCCTCCGCTTCAAACAACAGGCTCGCATACTCGCTTTCAGGAATGTCTGAAAGCTTTTGCGCACCGTGCTTTACGATGAGTTTCTTCACCTCAGCTGTCTTTCCCAGCTGGCTAAGTTTTGCTAAAACCGCTCGAACATCCTCCAAACTCACCTTTTTAGTTTCAGGTACTTGTTTTGGTAACGTCTTATGTGTTGTTTCACCCGTGATCTCTTTTAGGTGACAAATCAGTGATTCAAGATCGCCAATTATCTTTTTTACCGTGTTTTCGTTCATTCTTATTCACCTTTCTTGTTTTGAACCACAACTTCATCGATTCTGTTACTTGGAATAAAGACCATGATGTCTTCTTTCTTTCCGAGGAAGAATCGGATGATTTTTTCTCTCAGCCCGATAGGTTTACAACTTGCAAGCCCATCTTCTTTAGGCTTTTTTGAAACACTTACGACAAGTTTTTGTTTCATGTGCCGCCTCCTTTCTAAAAGGACTTTGTGCCCTTCTATGGGGTAGCCTTGGGAAAGGTGATAATCTGACGGTTTTTCTAAAAAAGTTTTCAAAAATAAAAAAAGCCCGAGGATTGCTCCAATGTAGGAACAAGCCTCGGGCTTTATAAGTGTTTCAAACTGTTTTACAAGAGTTCGTTTACTCGTTTTTGTACTGCATTATAATCGTATCCTGCTTGAGTTAGACGCTGTTTTCGCGTGCTACCGTTACCCCAAGTGCCTCGGATTACTTCACGTGCAAGCTCATCAACCGACTTTCTATAGGCTTTAACACCAAGAAGTTCATTAACCTTATTTTGCACACTCGCATAATCGTATCCGGCAGAAGTTAAACGCTGTTTACGCTCATTTCCGTTACCCCAATCACCGTTAATAACTTCTCGTGCCACTTCATCAATACTTGATATTTGAGGAGCAGTGTAAGAGCCACCGTTTTTATACCCGTTTAACCCAGCGTTTTTTATCACGCTTGGATAATCTACGTAAGCATAATCCATGTCAACTCTGCCGGCTATCCCGTTAACACTGCCACTTGACGAGTATTGCCAAAGACCATACGAACCTTGATAGCTACAGTGCGTGTTCCACTGTGCGATCCACAAAGCGTAACGGTCTCTAACATGAGAGGACACAAGATTATTAGCTACTGAAAGCGAAGTGTAAAAACCTGCATAATACCCGCAAGCTTCCAGCTTATTACAAAAACTTGTAATCAAAGAATCACAAAAATCCCGTCCACGGTTAAGCTGGCTTTTTTCTTCCAAATCAAAGTAAACAGGATACTCAAAACTCTTACCTGAAAGTATGTTCACGCAGCTTTGAGCTTCCTCAGACGCTTCGCCTGCAGAGCTTGCGTACGAATACCAGTAAGCTCCAACATCAAGACCGACTGTTTTTGCTTTACGATAGTTTTCCTCAAACCACTTGTCTTTGTGTCCGATACCGTATCCTGCTCGAATGATCACAAACTCAACACCGGATGCTTTCACCGCGTTGAAATCAATGTCACCCTGCCATACTGATACGTCTATTCCTCTTTTACTCATGAGTATTGTCCTTTCTGTCTTTGTCGTGTAATTGTTCTAAAACATTTTTTAATTTCTCAGGCACGGGAAGCCCCAGGTGTGCCGCGTTTTCAATGAGTGAAAGTCCTTCGTTAGACAGGTAAAAGAAAATTACCGCGGTTCTAATCACGCTTCCTTGCTTAATAACCTGAAAATCTATAATGTTTGCTATGCCAACAAGCATAAAAATGAGCACCTTTCTAAAGATGCCCTTAAAACCCACGCTACTTGAGAGCTTTTTATCAATCGCCGCACACATCACGCCTGTGATGTAATCGGTTACCACAAATAAAAGAAGTGCGAGGATTAAACCATCGCACCCGCCTAAAAAGTATCCCAGCCAGCCGCCTACTACTGTGAAAGCCAGCTGTAGTGTATTCCAAAATTCTTTCATTCTACCGCCTCCTTAATAAGATCAGTTACATCTTCTACCTGCATAAACGTAATAATTACCGGTATTTCGTTTGAAGGTTTATCCCCATAACAGTAAATCCTCCAATCACTGCCGATTGCCATAGTTAGTTTGCAAACCTCCTTAATATCTCCCATGCCATAAAACCTCATAGACGGAAGTCTTTCAAAGTCGATTTTTATATCAAGTGCTACATTCTGTTCCTGCGCATTGTTGGAGTACTGTTCTTTATGTGGCTTGTAATATTTTTCGTAAAAAAAGCCATACACATAACCATCTAGTACTTCCTGCCAAGAATCAGGTGTAATAACCCATTTGAACTGCTTGGGGAGCTTAGGCATTTCCTGATGTATCAGCAGCTTTGTTACGAAATCCACGTATTCACGGTTAACGATTTCTTTTCCTCTGGTGTCCGGTATATAGGTTGGTGTTTGAACAGTCGGTTTTCCCGTAAAAGCAGGACTGTCCAGTGTGGCAAATTTTTCTTTCAGTTTTTCTATCAGCCTAAGCAACCCTTCTTTGCCTAAAAACCTGTCTGTCATAAGCTTCACCTACACAAACAGTGCATCGATTTCTTCATTGCTGATACTTTTAACATCTTCTTTTTTCACATAGTCGCTTAAATCAACTGATGTTGTACCGATTTTTTCAAACCTGTCGTTTACATAAATGTACTCATCATACGCATCGTTTTCGCCCTTGTTATCGCTTATAAGATAGATTGTTGCCTTATCACCTGTCTGAGGCAGGCTATCAACCACCTTAAAATCAATTGATTGAATGTTGCCGACAAGATGCTTTACCTCTTCAGTAAGGTCTGTCTTTTTCACATAATTCGCTGCGTCTTCCAGCTGTTCTACTTTTGTCGGTAGTGCACTTGTTTTCGCATACGCATCAATGCCTTGAAGATTTTCTACGTTTGTCACGATGTCGGTTTTCTTCGCGTATTCTGACGCATCTGTCAGGTTTTCCACCTTGGTTGGCACTGAAGATACTTGTGCATAGTTTGCCGCATCACTTAAATCCGCAACTTTCTTCGGCACTGTTTCCAAAGCTTTTGTCAGCTCTTCTTTTTTCACAAAGCTTTCCTTGATTTTCTTCCAAACGTATAAAAGTCCGTTGTTATCTAAAAATTTAGTTTGCATAATAATTTCCTTCCTTATTTAAGTAATTCTTCGAGTTCAATATTGCTGATAGAGCAAAGTCCCAGCTCTAAAAGCGTTTTATTGCCTATAAGCTTTACTTGGTTAATTTTCGGCAGGTTAGTAAGCCTGTTGTAATCCGTTGTTTCTTCGCCTGTTACTTTTATGATGCTTTCAAAAGATGCGCTCATATCTGTATTGTGTTTAAAACTTGCCTGTAGTTCTGCCATTAAATCTCACCGTCCTTTACTATTTCTTCAGCTGTTGTTCGTATCAGATTTGAAGCGATAGCCGTGTTGTCGGGAAACTTGGCTCTGATTTGAATCGTGACAATACCGTCTTGAAACAAAAGTGTTTCTTTCTGCGTGAGATTTACTGTTACAAGCGTCTTTTTAATACTCACATCCTCTAAGCTTTTTTCTAAAACAACTTTTCCGTTTTGCTTATAGCTAACAAAAAGGACAGATGCGTTTTCTAAATCCACATCTGTCCTGAACACGTTTGTAGGTGTTGTTCCTCTATACATAAGGCTTTCCTCCTTATGATTTTTCTTCTTTTTCTGCTTTAAGTTTTAGGATTTCCTCGTTTAGTTTTTCTAACTGTTCTTCGTAATACTTTGTGTTTTCCTCACTAAAAGCAACATGTTCCATCGTGTTTTCAGCTATCAGAGCCGAGCGTATGTCAGCTAAAATTGACGCGATTATGCCTTCAACCATGTAGGTCGGGATAGGGATACTTTTTTGTAAAGACACTATCTCATCGCTTAACTTCGCTCTAAACTTTTGTGTAGCTATCGCATAGTTAATGGTCGGCTTTTCCATCTTCCACCTCCTTTTCCTCGATTAGAATATCCAGTTTGCGATTGATGTCTTCTATCATCTTTGCGTACTTACTGTTGCTGATAAACTGCTCTATTTCCATACTCTCATCAGCAGTTTTAGCGACTTTTATGTCACTGTTTTTAGTACCTTCGTTTATCACAACTTCGTTTGTGTTAATAATAAGTTCTGCCATATTCATCTCCTTAGTTGTAGAAAGTCAAGTCCATGAGGATACCGTTTTTAAATACCATGCGTCCGTTTTCACCCCATCTTCTTACTTTGCCGTACTCATCCACCTCAAGTACCTGCACATAATGAATGGTTGCCGTAGTTCCAAAGCCTCCTTCCCACTGCGGGTTTATAACCTTGAAACCGTGGGCATAAAAGTTGCAGCCTAAATGCAAGCCGTACTCGTCATATATACTGCCTGAGCGTGAAAAACAAAGCATCGTATTATACGAATTAGAATAGGATGATTCTTTTTGCGCGAAAGCCATATACTTTCCTTCAGGAGAGAGGTCAAACACGAGCCCTTTATGAGAGTCGTCTTTATTCCACTGATTCGTTCCGATTTTTCCCACATAGTAGCCATCACGATAAAAATGGTTACCGTTTTGATCAAATACGGCACGCCTACTATCAGAATCAATCGACCCGTTGTAAAGACCTATTTGCCCTGCAGTGATTTGAACATAGTTGCTTGACTCGTTAAATCCAATCAGAAAACTGTTGTAGTTTTGCCGCATAAACGAACCGAACTCACCCTTTTTCACCATGGAAGTAATCGAGTCTTCAACAATAGAAACTTTGGATATAGCTCTGTCAGCTGTTTCTTTAGCAGCCTGAATGTCTTTATCACTAACTCTAACCCAGTCAAACTCCAGGTAGCTGTCAAGACTCTCATTTGACGTATACCGCCAGAGTTTTCTTGTATTATCCTGATATGGATCATGCTCTGACTCAGGATAGTTGCTGCCTGACAGTTCTATTATGTTTCCGGCATCGTTAGGTAAAACCGCTAAACTATCTTGAATTTCTTGCCTTGAACTGCTTTTTCTTATCGCATCAATCTTAAAACCGTAATAATCATGGCTTGAGCCATCGCTTCTAAAATAAAGCCAGAACGTATTGTTTGGCACAAAGATTCTTTTATCTGCTATGTCCGCACCGCCAAGTTTCGGTAAAACGTGAATCTTACCATCAGACTCATAGAAAACTTCCACCCAATCATAGTTTGCGCTTTCCGTACGGCAATTACTGTTAAACTTAATTTCTAAGCAGTCTCTTTTAACCCGATACCTGTAGGCGTAGCCTGTTTGAGTGTCGAAGAAAAAATCTCCCACGTGGTTTAACTTCTCACTTCTGCTTGTCCAAGAGTTAGCCGGAGCATTAGAAGAGTAGGGAGTATACGTGCCGTAATAGTTACCGTTTTTCTGCTCCAGTTTTTGATTAACTGTTTCAACACTTGATTCAATCTTTCGATCTGTTACAGAAAACTTGGTGTTAACCTCGTTTATCGTATAGTAGCTTTTAAGTTTCTCATCACTATCAGAAATAGCTTCCTGTTTTGCGTTACTAATCTGCTTTTCCACCTGCGAAGTGTAAGAAACTGAAAGTTTCTCCGCATCAATCGAATGTCCGATAATCCTGTCACCATACACCATGCCGTCAAGAGTCATCGCGGTATTGTAAGGTCCTGCAAAACCGTTATGGCTTCCGCCAATCCCGTTCATATTAACCTGTAATACTTTTGTAGCAGTATTCTTATCAGGCGTATCCATGTAAAGGTCTCTTAGCCACCTGCCTGAATCATCATATTCTGTTACCTTGTAGCCGCCTGATGTGATGTTCATCTGTGCTTTAATATTGTTGATTTCACTTTGCACGCGCTCGTTGTCTATTTTTCTTGTTGCAAGGCTTTCTTCACGCAGGCTTTGCACAGAATTATGTGAGCTTTGCACGTAGCTTCGTCTGGTTTGACTGCCCAGGACGATTTTCATCTCACCGGGTTTTTGCAATGGAATAGACTGTCTCATCACGGGAAATACCCGGTCCATGCCAAAAGGCGATGCTATGCACCTTAATCTGTCTCCACACTCAATAGTTTCAAAATCAAGGTCAAACTCGGATAAGTCAACCGCGCTTAAGTTAAGCTCTGTCTGTTCGAACTGATTATCTTTAAGCCAAAGAGAGGCTTTACGTAGCAGGTTTTCAGGAACAGCGACATCATCCCATCTAACGACTTTACAAACCCAACCAAATGCGCTCTTGGCCTGGGTGGAAACAAGATAATTTTTCCCGTTATTAACGCTTGTAATATCCGTGTATTTTTTAAGAACCTCGTTTTTGCTGTTTTCACTTTCCAGTTCTTTACCTAAAGGGATAAGTGCTGTAGTAACATCTTCTGCCGATAAGTTTTCAGTATAATCAAGCAGGTTCAAACCGAACTCAACCGGTTGTTTCGCCATTTTACCCATTTCTTCCAAGCGAAGATAATCAAGGTACAGCCCGTCTTTTTCTCGTCTTAGCTTTAAGTATCCGCCCAGCTTATCAACCATTTTTCCCATAATTGCTTCAAGCGTGGTTTCAAAATTAGTGAACCTGTACAGGGAATTATTGGGATCTGTCACGCTTACTTTTCCGATATGAATCTTTTTCCTGTCATCCACCTGCTCGTTATGAATGTTTAGGAATTTTTCCAACAGTTGGTAAGGTGTGTGATTATGGTATTCTTTCTGCGGCTGAATACTGTCTGCCAGATACGTTAAAAGACCTGCGCATACTACTTTCTTGTTTTGGTTTAAGTCTTTCTCCTGTTCTCTTACCTCTCCGGTAAAAATTTCTTTCTCACCGCGATACACGCTCACTACTGATTTTCTGTTAAAAAACTTCTCATAGCAGGGATTTTCTTTCGGACACGTAAACACGAGCGTGCCTGCAGTGTTAAGCTCCACGTTAAGAGTCGCGTCAAGAAGAACATTCTTAGTGTCGCCCGGATAATACAAGGCTGTTTCATCAAGAGTTATTCTGTACAATTTATAACCACCCCCTTAGGTAGGAAATATCAAGTGTGCCTGTGCCTTGAAACGTAAGCGTCATATTATTTTCGCGTGTTCTAAGTTCAGGGAAACGAGATACGCCTTGTTTTAGACTGTAGGTTTTTCCTTTAAAATCAACGCTTATTGTGTTTAGTGTTTTATTAGTAAATTCAGGTATAAGCGTCATATCAAAATCACGGGTAAGCCTGATTTCTTTCCCGTCTTTAACCTGCACGTTTTTTAACGTGTACACGCCACCTGTTTTAATGTCTAAAACACGGTGCTTATAAGGGTTTAGCCTGTAGTTAAGCGTAATCGTTTCATAGTTTTTATCCGATTTAAAATCACTTACCCACACTCGACCCTGATAGTAAAAGGAAGATTCAGCGTCCAGCACAAGTGTTGTTTTAAGACCGTGAACATCACGTTTAAGCCTCTCGTAAGCTTTCTGCCACACGACTTTATCTGCGACAATAAACTCAAAAGAGCCTTCACGCATCTCGTATAAAACTTCACCTGCTAAGCTTTCCGTAAGATCAAAACTTCCCAATCTTCCGGGTACTTCCAGATAGCTAAACCTTGGGGATGGTAGATTAACATGTGGCTTAAGTGTTGGAACTAAGCCTAAATCCTTAAAACTATGCAACCCGTTTATTGTCATGCCATACACTTTTACCACCCCCTTGTTTTTCTTGTTTGAAGCTTGAAAAGCTCACTGTCCATCTTGTGTGCAATACCTCCCACAAGCTCGCCTGAGTCAAGCACAATACTCTGGTTGGAAAACTGTGGGAAATACGAGTCCATAATCGCTAGAATCTGGTTCATAACACTAAGCATTTGCGTGTTTGCTCCCGCACTCATATTCTGCAAAGTATCAAGCCCCATAATCACCTCAGGACCTTTTTCACCGCCGCCAAGCAAATGCCCGTTTTTCTCACCGAAGATAGTAGCCCCGTTTAACAGCATCGGCTTATCCATTGCTTTCTTATACCAGTCGATAGCAAGATACGGTACAGACGGTGGTGCAAGTGAGAAGTGTCCTTTAATACTAAAATGAGGCAGTTTAATATGAGGAAGACTAAGTCTAATACCTGCAAAAAAGCCTGTTATAGCGTCAACTACTGCTTTAACCTTGTTTTTCGCCGCTTCAATCGGAGTGATGATAGCGTTTTTAATACCGTTCCAAATTGATACGGCTGTGTTTTTAATACCGTTAAATACGTTGCCTACAACGCCTGCCACCGCGTTAAACACTGTAGAAACCGTATTTTTAACCGTGTTTACCACGTTGGTTATAACACTGCAAATTCCATTCCATATCGTTTCAGCCACTGATTTTATACTGTTAAAAACAGAGGTTACAACACTTAAAATCGCATTGAACACGCTCGTAAACACACTGCTTATAGTGTTTAGCACGCTTGTTATAAACGACATAATCGTGTTCATAACACTTGTTATTACACTGTTTATGGCTTCAAGCACGCTACTTACCGTGGTTTTAATCGCATCCCATGCGCCTATAATCACGTCTTTACAGTTTTCCCAAATAAACCTAAACGGTAGTGTGATAAGCGAAAAATAGCCTTTTATAAGCTCTACGATAAACATGAGAGCTACCGTGAGCACGTTTTTAATCGTATCCCACACGCCGGTAAAAACCTGAACTAAGCCTTGCCACACGTTTTGGAAAAACTCCGAGATGTTTTGCCAAATACTGCTCACACTCTGGCAAACACCCTGCCACAGGTTTTTAAACCATTCGCTTATAGCACCCCAGTTTTTAATAATCGCAATAATCGCCACAACCGCGGCAATAATCGCCGCAATAATAGCGATAATAGGAAGAAGCGAAACGTTTAACGCACCAAACCCAACAGCCGCTGTCCCTGCTGCTGTCCCTGCTGCCGCTGTTCCTGCCGCACTGGCTCCTCCTGCCACGCCTGCCGCAGTAGTGGCTGTGGCTGTTCCTCCAAGAAGTCCGATTAACCCTCCCAGAGCAGAAGTGATTGTTCCAACAGCACTGATAATTTTCCCGATCACAATGAGTACAGGGCCGACTGTTGCAGCAATAAGCGTGATTTTTACTATCGCATCCTTCATTCCCGGAGACAGCCCGTTCCAGGCTTCGCTTAAAGATTTCATACAGGAAGCGAACTTTTCAAGCATAGGCTGTAAAACCGTTGCAAGAGAATTGCCAAGATCTGCTCCCACGATTTTCAGACTATTCATTGAAGTCTTAAACTTATCTATCGGATCAAGCGTTTCGTTAAACGTTTTCTCCACGCTACCGGCATTATCTTTAAGGGAAGTGCCAAGCTCAGCGAAAGACAGCGAGCCGTTTTTACACGCCTGATAAATAGCCGCACCTGCACGCTTACCAAACAGCTCGTAAGCTACTTTTAAACCTTCAGTGTCGCTTTTCGCATTCACCATACTGTTTTGAATATCCTCTAAAGCCTGTTTCATAGGCGTGCCTTTAGCTGTAGCAGCAGCCAATGCTTTAGTAAGAGCAGTCATAACCTGTGACGTGTCAGCACCGGACATTTCAACATTGCCTAAGAAATTAGCAGCATCAGATGCACTAAACCCAAGCTGCTGTAAGGAGGCACTGTTAGTCACCATGGTTTTAGCAAGCGTATCCATGCTGACACCGGTACGCTGACCTACAGCGTTCATCGTATCAAGTAAAGCCCCGGCATCCTGTGCTTTAAGCCCAAAAGCAGCCACAACTTTCTGCGTGTTATCAACAGCCGTGGAAACGTCCATGTTGTTAATTTGAGCAAATTTAATAAACCTGCCTGACAGGTCTTCAAGGCTTTTACCCGTTAAACCGAATCTTGTGTTCACCTCTCCGATAGCAGCACCAGCGGTTTGAAAATCAGTAGGAATACTGGTAGCAAGATTTTTCATACTATCTTGCATACCCTCCAGTGCTTTTCCTGTTGCGCCTGTTTTAGTAACAATTGTGTCCATGCCCGCATCAACTTCGTTAAACGCGGCTAACGATGCGGCTCCAAGCCCCACAATTGGTGCGGTAACATGCGTGGATAGGCTTGTGCCGACTTGGGCTGTTTTCTCACCGACACTTTTAATTTTATCCCCGGTTTCTTTCATAGAAACTGCTAACGCTGATGGGACTTTCTTGGCCTGCTGTTCTAAATTTTTAAGATTCTGCTCGGTTTCAATAATCTCACGCTGCAGCGCATCGTACTTGTCTTTACCGAGATCCCCGTTTTCAAGCTGTACTTTAGCCTGCTTATCAGCCTGTTTTAAAGCGTTAAGTTTCTCGGAAGTGTTTGCTATTTCCTGCTGCAACAACTGCTGTTTTTGTGCTAAAAGTTTAGCGTTGGACGGATCGAGTTTTAACAGCCTGTTTACGTCACGAAGCTGAGCTTGCGTGGATCTGATAGTCGTATTCACGTCTTTTAACGCTTTATCCAAGCCTGTGGTATCTCCACCGATTTCAACGGTAATACCTTTAATCCTGTTTGCCATAACTTCACCTCCTTTTACTTCTTAATTTAGGTATGAAAAAAATCAGATATTTTAACGTTAGGTATAAGAATGTTTGGTTTTCGTCTAGAACCTGTCGAATTCTGCCTGGCTTGCGAGCTTATCGTATTTCACACTATCGTTTGCTTTCTCCGTCCACATGTCTAAAATCATGCCGATAGTTAAAAGATCCAGTTCACAAATGCTTATCCCGATTTCTGTGCATCTAAGAAGAAATAACGCGGTTGTCATTTCTCTTGTAGTTGACGTAACTTTTTTTTAGATTGAACCTGTGTTTGTAAATTCGCACCCCAAAGCTCAAGAATTTCAGGCAGCACCTCGTAGATAGAAAACATTTCAAACTCATCGAGCCATTTTTCAATCGTTTCAGGAATCGTGTTATCCGCATGGTAGGCCATGATATAAGCTACGTTTTCAAAAATCTCCAGATCATCAATCTCAAACCCGGTGCTTTTAGTCTTATACGATTTTTCGAGTTTAGAAAGATCCTGAAAAATATCACGCTTGAATTTGATACGATACAGTCTTGGAATAGTGGCAGAAGAACGAAACTTCACGTCTTTGCCACCGATTTTTACTGTTTTTTCAATCATGCTCACTACTCCTTTTTACTTAGGTTTAACCTCTGTCGTGTTTTGAGGAACGTACACGTTCTTATACCAGTTAGCGTAAGTTTCATCAGATGTCGTATCTCCGCTACGGGATTTCACAAGTCCATCTTCTCTAGGATCAGCCGTAAGCGAGAGTGTTTCCGTACCCGGTTCTATCGTGTCTTCCTTAGTTTCCGAAGCGATAGACGGTCTTGAAGCCGAGCAGTTATAAAGCACGTGGCGGATTGCTTTAACGTCACCGTCAAACTCAAAAAGGAGTGCGAACTTTTCCGCTTCACCGGTAGTTGCTTTTTCTACCAGCACACCGTTTTTATCAAGTTTTTCTTTTAATATTTCTGTTCTAAACCATTCAGGTATGAGAGCCATTTCCAAGTCGCCACTGTAACCGTTGTTAGCAGTCGAGCGGAAGTAGACAATCCCGTCAGCGTAAAACGGTGAGGATTCACCTTCCGCATCAAGGCTTATGCTCACAGCTCCCGGAATAGGTTTAGGCGTATCATAGTTAAAACTTCCGCTCGGGTCTTTTTTAAGTTTTGCCGCGTACACGTTTTTCAGATTGTATTTAACCTTGTTTCCCATTTTCTGTTACCTCCATTTCAAAAATGTAGAGTGTTTCATAAAGCTTTTCCGACTCTATGAACGCTTCTGTTTTGTTATAAAAAATGCCGTGCCTATCAAGCACGGCTTCAACTTTTTCTTCCACACTAGGATTCTTATAATCTGTGTATAGTTCGATATGAACTTCGTTTGCTTTAAAATATGTTTTCCCGTCTGCCGCAAAATTACTGCTTGCAGGCGTTAGAAACAGAAGAAACGGTGGATTAGGTGATTCTCCTTCAGCAAAATGGTGATAAGCAAAAGGAAAACCTATCTCTTTCATGATGCTTAAAAGTCTAGTCATGTTCTATTGCCTCCCTTATTTTTTCTTCGAAGCTTTTAACCGCTTTTTCTTCCGCAAGCTTAATGTGTGCTCTTGCTTCCACGCGTCCTCCGCCTCGTTTAGCGTGACCGTACTCTAACAAGTGTGTAAGCTGATACTTGTTTTTTGAGTGAACTACCAGTGTGAGAGCGTTTTCTGTTTCTTTAACAGTTTTAACCGCCCAACTTTTCGCATACGCGCCAGTTCGTTTAGGAGCTGTCATGTTAATTTCTTCTTTTGCTGTTTTACCAGCGTTTTTTACTGCTTCTTTTACTTTCCCGGTTGTAACTTTCGCGTAAGTTTTAAGCTCTCTAATAACTTCTGCTGAGAGGCTGCCAATACTTACTTTGCTCACTTTTTACACCTCTTACAGTGAAGTTTCAGGCTTTTCTTCTTATAATTCATGTGGTCAACACCTAAAATCTCATAAACCGTATCATGGAAAATAATCCTGTAACCAAGCGATGATATTGCGGCTGTTTCTTTCGAATAGCGGATAGTAAAATCTATTTTTGACTCATCCCACACGTTTCCTGCCGAAGTCTGCTCTATTGGGCTTTCAGCACTCACCGTAGCGTAACACTCGTAATATTTACTCCACTTAATCTTATGATTACCAACCTCATCAACTTCAACACTGTTTTTAAGCAGCGTAATACGCTCGTTTAATAAACTTATTCTCATTTAAAACCCCGTTTTTCTAACAGTAAAAAGCATCGAACGTAAGGTGAGAGTTAGCGCGTGATGGTCTGCTTCTTCCCGATGCTCATACAAGTAGCCTGTAGCGTATAAGACTGCGAGCCGATACTCGTCAAAGTTTTCACTAATCAAACTACTATCGTTTTTACGAGCTACTCCCTGGCAGAGTTTTTCAGCAGAACGAATAAGGGTGTTGATAAGCTCATCATCTTCTTTACTATCCACCCTAAGATAGTTTTTTGCTTCCTCGACTGTAACTATCATCAACACCCCTCCTTAACTTTTAAGCTGTTACGCTTGTTTTAACAGGCAGAATCTGCACTGCTTCTTTAAGCACGAGTTTGCCGTCTACACGCTCTTTAGCAACGAAACCTACCATGTCGTTTCCAGCGAAAAGCTCGGTAAGCTCTTTAAACGAGCGTGAGCCACGGTCGCCAATGTTGTAGTACGAGTAGTCACCAAAAGCCACCATGTTTTCAGGCGCGTAAGCAGACGTGTATACCGGGTATCCGAGAATCCTGTTCGGCTCATCATCCTGGTATGAAGGCTGCCAAACGTACGCACCGTTATTGTCTTTAAGTTTTCGTATGCTCGCGACCGTTTTATCGTTCATAATAAAACTCGCGTTTTTACGGTATGGTCGCCTCAAAGCGTGAATAAGATCAATCAAATCATCAGTTTTAATACCGGCAGTTTCTTTAAGGAACGTGCCACCGTCTTTCTTATTGAAAATACCAGTCGGTTTTCCAACACCATCCCCGTTAAGAAAAGCGTCTTCCTCCGCGTTAGCCAACGCCATGCCGAAGGATGTAAGAATATGATTCTCGAGATTAAATGCATTATCATGCAAGAGTTCTTCAGTAACTTTTACCGCAACGTGAAGCTTATGAGCGTCAAGCAGGATTTGCGCGAACTTGGAATCCCCAAAGTTAAGGCTTGCGCCTTCTTCAATCCAAGCCGCCGCAGGATCGCTCATCGCAATATTAATCTTATGCTCTCCACTAGTAGTAATAGTGGTGGCAAGAACACGCATAATGTTTTCTTCTTTCAACGTTTCAATCAGACGATTATCGTATTCTTCCGGCACAAGATACCCGCCGTCAGCGTCCACACCTTCCTGCAACACGTTATCAACTCGTTTAAAATTACTTCTAAGAGCTGTAAGCATCGCCTGCTTATACTCGTCACGCGCACGAACTTGTTTTTCAAGGTTAACACCTGTTTTCATAGGTTTTGCAACAATCGCCTCGGATGTTGGTTTTGAAAGCTCCTTATCCATTTTTTCCATCTGCTCCAAGCGCTCAATTTCCATACTGTAAGCTTTCACTTTCGCTTCCATCTCATCGTAAGTTTTCGCGTCTTCTTCTGAAATAAGCCCGTCCTTGTCACGTTTAGACTCAAGGAAAGCTTTCGCACCCTGCCACGCCTTATTACGTTTCTCAACCATGTTTGAAATACTGTTCATCATATTTACCTCCAATTTTTGATTAAAAAAAGACGATCCATAAGATCGTCTGCACTAATATTGTTTGTTTCCTTACCGCTTATCCGGCAGGCTTTACATATTTTTTCCAATAACGTGTTTTGCACGCTTAATTTCGAATACAATGTTGAAACCTGTGGTATGCCAATATCAGCGGTTTCACCTCTAGTTAAAACACCGTCCGCGAACCCGAGTTCTACCGCCTTGTTAGCATCCATCCACGTTTCCGAATCCATTAAATGCGACAGTTTCACACGGTTAAGCCCTGTTTTAATCTCGTAAGCGTTAATAATGGACTCTTTTACCTCATCAAGCATTGATATTGCTTTTTCCATTTCGCTTCTGTTTCCAAAAGCAACAGTCATAGGATTATGGATCATAAGCATTGACACCGGGCTCATATAAACCTTTGTGCCAGCCATCGCAATAACCGAGGCCGCCGATGCTGCAATCCCATCAATCTTGACTGTCACGCAACCCTTGTAATCCATGAGCATGTTATAGATTTGTGCCGCAGCCACACAATCGCCGCCAGGCGAGTTAATCCACACGGTAATATTTCCACTACCAGCGTTTAACTCGTCTTTAAAAAGTTGTGGTGTAATATCATCATCAAACCATGATTCTTCAGCAATCGTACCGTTAAGAAACAGTGTCCTCTCAAAAATCTCATTATTCTCATTGTTTACCTTTTGGTTTTTCCACTGCCAAAACTTCCTCATTACCTTTTTCCTCCTTTCCGCTACTGTTTGCGAACGCTCCAGCACGGTTAAGTGGGAGCATGTTGCCGTTAATCAAATACAAGTCGCCACCCTCACAGGCGGGAATCTTATCCAGGTTTTCTAACTGTCTAATATCGTTTGCGCTCATCCAACCGTTTTGACGAGCGGTAGCATAACCATTCATACGACTCTGATAGTCTCCTCGAAGAAGACCATCCACGTTAAACTTCACATAATAAGTTTCTTTCTCCTTATCAGTAAAAAGCCGCCTCGTAATAGACTGTTCAAAACGCGCCACCCAAGGATCAAGCGTGTATTTCACAAACTCCAACGACTGCTGCTCAATATTAGAAAAACTCGATTTTTCCAAATCACCAACCATGTGTGGTGGGACTCTAAAAATACGAGCAATCTCGTTAATCTGAAACTTACGAGTTTCAAGAAACTGCGCTTCGTTAGGCGAAATAGAAATAGGCGTATACTTCATGCCTTCCTCTAAAATCGCTATCTTATGCGAGTTAGAACCCGAGAACCCCTTATTCCAACTATCCCTCATACTTTGAGGATCTTTTACTGTTCCGGGGTATTCCAAGATGCCGCTTGGTGTAGCACCGTTAGCGAAAAACGATGCACCATACTCTTCCGTAGCTATCGCCATACCGATAGCGTTTTTTGCCATCGCAATAGGCGAATAGCCAACAAGACCGTCAAAACCAAGACCGGGAATATGAAGCACGTCAAAAGGTTTAAGTTTCACACTCGTTTCTTTACCCGCTAAAACATCACTATCATTTAACGTATACTCGTAAAAAATTTGACCACTCTCATCCCGGTCAACTCTCATACGATCAGGCATTAAAGGGTATAAGCCTAAAACCTCGCCTTTACCGTTTCGAATAATCTGCGCGTAAGCATTACCCCATAACAATAGATGCGTCATCAATGTTTCTCTAAACACGAAGCTTGTCATTTCAAGATTCGGCTCATCATGAAGCACCTTATACAAAGGATGTTTAACCGCTTTAGCCGTACCCGTACTCGTCCGCTCATACACGTGAAGCGGCAGGCTCGCCACCGCCTCAGACAGGATACGCACACACGAGTAGACAGCCGTCATCTGCATCGCCGAACGCTCATTCACCCTCTTACCCGAAGAAGACATGCCACTAATAAACCTTTGAGCATTCAAGTTAAAACGATTCTCAGGCTTATCTCTACTCTTAAAAATTTTACTAAAAATATTCACGACCCACCTCCTTACATGAATAGGATTCCTCGAGCGTCATACACACTCTCCGTGTTCGCGTTACCGCATCTGATAGCACGGTCAAGTGCCATGATCGTTGCGATAGCACCATCAATTTTCTCGGTTGATTTTTCCTTATCTGCCTTAATGTTTCCTGCAGGATCGGTGCGGATGAAAATGTTATCCATATTCCAGCGCAGCACCGGATGCCCAGAGTGTGCGATTTTCTGCTCGAGTGTAAGCTTCATAAGCTCCTTGGTAGGCGGACTCATATCCTTGAATCCTTGTCCGAACGGAACCACGGTAAACCCCATGTTTTCAAGGTTTTGCACCATTTGCACCGCGCCCCAACGGTCGAAAGCAATCTCACGAATATTGAAACGTTCACCTAAAGTTTCGATGAATTTTTCAATAAACCCATAGTGAACAACGTTTCCTTCCGTAGTCTTAATAAACCCTTGTTTTTCCCACACGTCATACGGCACGTGGTCCCGTTTCACGCGCAAACTCAAGGTTTCTTCAGGCACCCAAAAATAAGGTAGGATACGAAACTTATCCGACTCATCTAAAGGCGGAAACACAAGCGAAAAAGCCGTAAGATCAGTGGTGCTTGAAAGGTCAAGACCCCCATAGCAGACCCTGCCCTCGAGTTCTTCTTCGTTCACCTGAAAACCGCAAGCATCCCACTTTTCCATCGGCATCCAACGAATAGACTGTTTCACCCACTGGTTAAGACGAAGCTGACGGAAAGCATTCTCTTCACCAGGATTCTGGCGGGCTGACTCGAAAGCAGCCTTAACTTTCTCCATTTGAACCGTCACCCCAAGAGAAGGATTAGCTTTCTTCCACACCTTCGGATCCGTCCAATCATCCGAATCTTTTGCACCATAAATCACTGGGTAAAAAGTTGGATCAATTTTCCTACCCTCGAGAATATCAACTGCTTTCTGATGCGTCTCATAGCAGATCGAATGCGTATCCGTACCAGCCGTGGTAATCAGAAAATATAGTGGCTGCATGCGAGCATCCCCAGAGCCTTTAGTCATCACGTCAAAAAGTTTACGGTTTGGCTGCGTGTGAAGCTCATCAAACACGACACCGTGAATGTTAAACCCGTGTTTAGAGTACGCTTCAGCCGATAAAACCTGGTAGAAACTGTTAGTTGGTAGGAAAATAATACGTTTTTGCGAAGCTAAAATTTTAACCCTACGATTAAGAGCCGGACACATTCTAACCATGTCCGCCGCCACATCAAACACGATTGTTGCCTGCTGACGGTCCGCCGCACAACCATAAACTTCCGCACGCTCCTCATTATCCCCACAGCATAAAAGCAGTGCCACTGCCGCGGCAAGCTCACTTTTACCCATCTTCTTAGGTATCTCAATATAAGCAGTATTAAACTGACGGTAACCATTCGGTTTAACCACGCCAAACAAGTCCCTGATAATCTGCTCCTGCCAGTCAAGGAGCTTAAAAGGCTTACCGGCCCACGTTCCTTTCGTGTGTGTTAAACATTCGATAAAACTTACAGCATAATCCGCTAAATCCTTACTATACGTTGAATCTTCTTTTTTAAACTTAGTAACCTCGTATTTTTCCAACTTAAGCTCCTCCTTTCTTTAGGCATAAAAAAAGACGCTTACTTGCGTCCACATCATTTCCTTATCTTTCCTACGAGAAACAGGGCTTTAAGCCCTGCTACTTTTAATAAAACTTCAGTTTTTAGTTTCTAGCGTCTAGGATCATTTCTAAAGCCTCGTTTGCAAGCTTATCTGTTGGCATAATATCCCAGCCTCTATCGTAGTTTGCGATAACCTTGTTATTGTTTTTCAAAGTAAGCTTGGAAATTTTTCCCTTGTTAATCCCATATTCGCTTGGCTCTTCAAAAACCTTCATGCTGTAGCTTACAACCTGATCTTCTACTCTAAGCGTATCTTGTTCCCACATGGTTTTGCTCCTTTTTCTGTGCTTTTTGTTAGTACTATATATCACTCTAAAAGCACAGAATAGCAAGTCATAAATGAGAAAAAATCGCAGGTAATTCCACGATTTTTCTTTGGTTTTTGCCAATTCTGTTTTTAGTTTCTTGCTTGTTTAATCGCTTGGTAGGCTTTTTGAATATCCTTGTCCAGGGTTTCAGCATCCGTAAACAGTTCAAACTCTGTATCGTTTAGTTTTCCTTCGCTTACCTTCCAAAGTTCCTCGTGGGCTTGCATGGCGCAGGTTTTTGCTGTTTGTGCAATGTCGAGCATGCTGATAGCCGAGCTAATTTTTCCTTCTTCAGCTTTTTTGATTGCGTTTAGAGCGTAGCGTCTGCAGGCTTTAACTTCGCTTGTAAGTCTTTGTAAGGTTTCTTTTTTCATAGGTTTTTCTCCTTTGCTTTTGCTGATACTATATATCACTCTAAAAGCACATATTATCAAGCAATAAATGGGATAAAACCGCTGGTATTTCCACTAATTATTGTTCTTACAAGTCGCTAATTTTTCGGCACTTATCCACGCCATAAACAACGCTTAGCCCGCTTCCTGTTTCCCAAGAAACCATGATTGAACCCATATCATCAACACCTCGTACTCTGCCTTTAATGCCGATAGGGGGTGCCTGAACATCATCCATTAAGATAAGCTCTACCAAACAACCTTTAGGATAAGTTTTTCTAAGCTTTTCAACCTGTTTTCTACTTAATGCTCTCATCATTCACCTCTTTCGTTTCTAAAAACACATGAGCCTGCTAAACGGGAAAGCAGAATCTTTCTATCCTTTTTAAACTCATCTCCAATAAAGCCGAGCCTAAGAAGAAAACATCTGAAGGCATACTTATCGTTAACCGGCTTATGTTTAGTTTCATTCACATGTTTTACTTCCAAACTCATTTTGCAAAGAGCCAAAATAAGCTTCATGTAAGTATCCATATGGTCTTGGCTTACATCTTTAAACCAGGGAAAACTAACTGTTTCATCGTTTTCCTCTATTTCAAGGCTTGCCACATCGAGTGCTTTTTTAATTAAATCACCCTTGTTTTTGATGATTTTTCTAAGCTTAGTCACATCCAGCTTATCTTTTGGAAACTCTACTGTAAGCATGCGTGTGCTTTCATCTTGTGTTTTAGGAAGGCTTATACCATAATCGCCCTCAAGTATTTGTTTTAGATCCTTTAGGTCTTCATCATCCACAGATGTTACTGTCCCAGTTTTACCGACTGTGAAAGGACCTATCTTGTAAGCCATGCTGGGGGTTTTCAGATATGTAGCTTTAAGACCTGTTAAGTTTTCTATTGCTTGTATGAGTGGTTTTCTTTTAGAACCTTTTAAGCCATATTCTAAGCTCATTTTAATACCTCCTTTAGGTTTTTCCTTGTGTATATACATCACTCTAAAGAAGATATTTAGCAAGTCTTATGTGCTTTCTTTTCCCTGAAAATAAGCGATATTTTTGAGAACGAAATACACGCAGGGAAGCGCTACACCGTTGCCCCACATCTTGTATTCTGCCGAATCAGTGTGGGGCTTTTTAAGCCATTTGATTATCTGATTTTTACTTTTCGGCTTACAGGCGTTCGTGACTAGTTTTCGATGTGTTTCAAACACATCCTGCCAAAAGATAAGCTCTTCATCGCTTGGATTTTCTGTTTGAAGATTATCACACCAACAGTCAGGAAAGCCCTGCAGTCTTGCACATTCTTTCGGTGTTAAACGTCTAACCACATAGTGTTTATCCTCATTCATATCGTTTATGACAGGAGGATCTTTATAGTCACTTGCCACAAGCGTGTCTGTCATTTCAGCCCGAGCATTCGTGTGATGCGAGTTTTTACTCGTAGAGTACACTATTGCAAGACCGCCTTGATTAGCTTCAGGCGAGTTTAGCCCTGTGTTAATTGTTCTTGCCAGTTTCGTTTCATACACGTTAGCACGCTTGTTTTTCGTGTTGAGTGATGTTAAACGAACGTCAAAACAGGTTTTATCACAAACCACAAAAGGCTGATTATTCCCACCAGTTCCAAGACTTGCTCCTATGGTATTACTAATATCTATCGGTCCTTTAAATCTAGAGTCCTGTCCGTGATTTTCAAACACGAGCGGTGGATGGTTTCCCACACTTGCTGTAAGCGTGCCGCTTTTGTTTTCAAACACGTCCATTCTGCTTCCGCCCTGATCGTTTAAACAGTATCTTTCGATTGCATCACCAGTGCCTGTTTCAAAATGTCCGGCAGTTTCTTGCCACGGCTTTCCGCTCGCCGTAAAATCCCCAGGCATGCTTTCTTGCTCAAATAATATTTTTCCGGCACTTTGTCCATCAAAATCTGCGACAAGAAAGATACGTTTTCTTCTCTGGGGTACTCCGAAGTATGAAGCATCAAGTACCCTCCATGCGAGTGAGAAATCTTCTGCCATGACAAGTCCTGCACTGCTCCATTTTTCAGGTCTAGGAGCATTAAACGTATGTCCTTTGACAGCACAGATTTCTTTGATAACTTTCTCGAAGTCTTCTCCTTTATTTGAGGAAAACGCTCCCGGAACGTTCTCCCAAACGATATATCTTGGTTTTTGTCCACCTGTTTTCCTCCTCATCTCTTTAATAATCCGAACCGCTTCAAAAAACAGGTTCGAGCGAGAACCGCTAAGGCCTGCCCGTTTACCTGCAATCGACATGTCCTGACAGGGGCTTCCAAACGTGATAATATCAACCGCTTCCACAGTATCGCCTTTAATCTTTGACACATCACCTAAGTGCTTAACATAAGGTAATCTTTTAGTGGTAACCCTTATAGGAAACGGCTCAATTTCACTAGCCCATAAAGGTTTAATCCCTGTAAGCGTAGCTGCTAAAGGAAAACCGCCCGAGCCATCAAAAAGGCTGGCAAGTGTAAGTGTTTTACTCATCGCCAGCCTCTTTCATCATTTCAATTGCCTGCTCGTAACTATACTGTTTCCCATCTCGTATAAGAACCACATCTTCTGTTTTATCATCATGAAACTTCATGTAGCGTTTAACTGCAACATCAATGAATTTAGGTTCAAGCTCCACTCCAAAACACACTCTTCCAATCTGCTCACAGGCTATAAGCGTGGACGCTGAACCTAAAAACCCGTCTAACACAACACTGTTTGTTTGCGTGCTTTGTTTAATAAGATAAGCAATCAGCGGCACAGGCTTACTGGAAGGATGCCCACAGCCTTCTTCCTTCGAGTTTTTAATCCCGTCGAATTCAAACACGGCTGTCTGTTTCTGATCGCCATACCACTTATGTTTACCGTCTTTACGCCAACCGTAAATAATCGGCTCCATGTTAAACTTCCAGTCCGTTCGCATAAGTGGCGCTCTCGGCTTTTTCCAAATTAAACCTGCTGCCACCTTAAACCCCGCGTCCTCAAAAGCATCGTAGAAAACACGTGCTTTCATCGTTGCGTAAAACTCGTAAATAGATGCGTCAGCGGCCATAGAGTTTTTGAAGTTGGTAAAAACTTTCATTAAAAACTCGTAGCCTTCTTTATCGCTTAAATCATCGTTTTTAATTTTCCCTGACGCGTTTTCAAGGTTCACGAAATAAGGTGCGTCCGTGCAAACAAGATTTACTTTTGTTTCACCCAGCAGTTTTTCAAACGTGGAAGAATCGGTTGAGTCCCCGCAAATAATACGATGCTTACCAAGCATCCATATGTCACCCGTTTTAGAAAAGCACGGTTCTTCCAGTTCTTTTTCAACATCAAAATCATCATCACTTACGTCTTTATCAGCATCAAAAATATTGGAAAGCTCCGCCTCGTCAAACCCGAGAAGATCAAGGTTAAAATCAGCTCCTTCAAGCTCCGATAACTCGACTGCTAAAAGCTCACTATCCCAGCCTGCGTTAAGCGAAAGCTTATTATCCGCAATAATATACGCACGCTTTTGTGTTTCAGTTAAATGGTTTTCTTTCACGCACGGAACTTTTTTAAGACCCAGTTTTAATGCCGCGGCAAGCCTGCCATGCCCTGCAAGAATCGTATTATCCTCAGCCACCAGAATCGGGGATAGAAAACCAAACTCACGAATACTTGCCGCTATCTGAGATACTTGCGCCTCCGAGTGCGTGCGAGCGTTTCTCACATACGGGATAAGCTCACTTACGTCAGCCAAATAATACTGCATTTCTTTTTCCATAAGCTTTCCTCCCGTTAGAAAAGACCCCAGCAAGCCAGCTTTTCAAAACCACCCACCGAGTCAATATAATCTTTCGCGATTTTCACAATCTGCGCATACGGTTTACCATCAACCATCTCGTCCCCGATAGCGCAAGAAAACTCAACCACCCGGCCGGTTTCCTGTGCTTTCAAAAACGCGTAAATGTTAACCGACACGTCAGCTTTCGTAAGATCTTTACCATGAAGGCCGCCGCCTGTAACAGCATCAGCCATGTCTGACCCGAGTTTTCGGTTAACCGCTCCCGTATCAACGCTGATACCGCCCGTCCAGTCGCCTAAAGGATTAACAAACGCATTCGGATAGTCTTTCAATAAGTCTTCTCGTTTAGCGTGAGACTGGCAGATGATAAGCTTTTCACCATCAAGAACATACTTGCCGTCATACGGATACTTTTCATAAACCTTTCGAGCAATAGCCGAGAGTTTCTTCTGTTCGTCTGTTAGTGGTACGCCTTTAAAAATCCCGTTATCGCCACAGCGAACCATGCCGTTTTGGTTTTGGCTTAAATGCTTATCCTGTGGCACGACCGTAATATCAATCTTTACTTTCCCAGGGCTTAAACGGTGGATAATATTTTTAATATCCTTAAACTTAAACATCACCGTGCTTTCAATGCACACGGCACACTTACCATGCCCGAGCATCACTTCAACAGCAATCTTCGGGTTCTCAGCAATCTTGTAAGCCAGATCAACAATTGCTCCGGCAATACGATCCGCAATCTTGTCCGGGTGACTTGGATTTACTTTTTCTATCATAATTTTTCTCCTTATAATTTTTTACGTGTTAAAAGCAGGCGTTCCATTAAATCGTTTTGAGGTGAAACACCATCAAACTCAGTCGAACAGTTTTCTTTCACAATCTGGAAAATCTCATTCCAAAGCCTGACCGCCTGATTCATGTAGTTAATACCAATATTTATAAAAGGCGATGGTATCGGTTTACCCGTGGTCGGATGCTTGGAAAGGAACCCGAGTTTACTGGTTACTTCCTCGCATTGAATCCAACGAGCACAGCTCATCGCATACCGTTCAATAAGAGGAGATGGCACTTTACTGCTCACACCAATGTCTTTTAGCCACTTCCACGTTTCTTCAAAAATTTCTCTAGCCTGAAGCTGCGTACCATCTTTTTGCGTGGCGGATAAAAACTCGTGAGGCTGAGGCATTTCAGCACCTTCAAGCTCCGGAATATCAAGAACGCTTAAAGGCCTGCCACCGGGGTTTCCGTCATTCGCTTTTTCAACAACTGCTTTCTTCTTTCGCCCGGCACCTACGCGTCTGCCGCCACGACCGCCGATATTATTTGATTTTGTAGGCAAACTTTCCGCCTCCTTCCCACGTGAGTTTTAACTCAAAAAAATTTTTCTTGTCTGATTTTGCCTATTACCCTTTTGAATACGCTGTTTTTGCACGCGAGACCCTGCGCCCGTTCCCCAGGGAATAGGTTTTTAGAGATTTTGACCGCCCCTGGGGTGGTTTTTATCTGTTATGCCAGCGATCTCCACGCTTAGCGTGAATTTTAGAGTGACAGGATTTGCATAGAGAAATAAGATTATTCCTCTCATTCGTTCCGCCTTCAGCAATCGGTTTAATATGATGAACCTGCTCAACAGGAACAAGCACACGATTCTTAAAGCAAAGCTCACAGAAAGGATGCTCTTTCACATAAGAATCCCTTACTTTCTGCCATGCTCTACCGTAACGCTTGTGAGCATCATAAGGACGCTCGTATTTTTCGTATCGTCTGTTCTCTTGTTTTAAGTGTTCTTCACAAAACCTGCCGTCAGTTAGGTTCGGACAGCCTTGATAAGAACACGGTCTTTTAGGTTTTCTTGGCAAGACTTATCCTCCCTTCGGGCATGAAAAAAGCCCTTTGAGATAATCTCAAAGAGCTTTTAACAAAATCATTTACAAAACTATATCACTATTTTCCAATTACATCGTTTAATACTTTCCAGCCTTTTTCACAAAAATTTATGTTTTCATTACATATAGTTTTTCCATTTTTCTCAATGATGATACTCGCCGCAAGGATACTATCACTATCTTGCTCAATAACATCACCATTTGCGGTTTTCCACTTTACTAGAATATCACTTTTACTTAATTTACCTTCAAATGGAACAACAATCCGATTTGGTTCGTCAAACTTACTATCAGAATAGGTGTTGATAATTATTTTATCTTTTTGCTTATATACATCTATGTAGTTATAGTTAGCCCTATATGAAGCTATTTTCTCTTTACTATCAATTTGAGCATTAAATGCATTATTATCAATACGATGCAAGAATAAGGTGATAAAACAAACGATAGCCACAACTATTGAAATACAAAATATCAGCACTTTCGCTTTTTTACTTATCTTATTCATACTCCACCAAATTCTAATATCTAACTTTACCTTATCATAAAGCAGATCCTATTCTCTTTCATGCATTCTATGCATCAGCAGCAACAACCAACCCTAATGTTACTAAGAATCCCAAAATACCTGTAATTAATACTGGAACAAAAGCACAAATAGCAACTACTCCCGCTACTGCTACACCTATTTCAACAACATCTTCAGGAATTTCAGGAACCTTTATTGTAAAATCACGAAATGTAATTAAGTATTTTACAATCACCGTTATATGTTCATCAACATCATCTAATGTTGGTAATAGATTTTCTGACATTACCTCAATAGCTAACTCCACTTGATTTGGAGAAATAACTTTTCCAGTGAATGCAATATCACCCGATTTTACTGATGCTGCAATATTTGCTATAGATTTTTGAATCATGTCTCCGCCCTTCATAATTCTAATATCTTTAGCAATTTTAGAAATTTTATTTTCACATGCAGCACTTAGAGAACCATCACTATTTAGTTCTATCGAAACGTTGTAGGAATTATTAGGCACTGTCATCAATTCTGTTACTGCTTCTACCGAGGTTTGAATACTAATAGTAGGCAGTTCAGTATAACTAAGAATAATTTCTTTATTATATGAAAGACCAAAACTAGTAAGCTGATTTAGCAGATGTAGAGGCTCTACTACATCATACACAAACTGTGTTCTTGCAATATTTACTTTGTCTTTTATATTTTCCTTTTCTAGTTCGCCTTTCGTCATTTTTGTTACACTATCAAATTTTGCGATACCTTTATCTCTTCCAGAATATGCATCTTTATCAAGAGCAAAAGTCGGTCTAGATTGGAAAGAGAATTCATTAAATTGGTCGAACGCCCAATTGTTAGGAATTGCATAACCTAAATTCCCACTAAAACCAGTAGACATATCCGCTACAAACGAATATTTAGCATATCCTGCTTTGCTTACTTTTGAGCAGATTAATCTTGGGCCATATACACCAACTTGGTATTTCTTAATATTTTCACAACTGTTGAATAGTAAACTTATCTTCTTGAAATACGGTAAAATCATGCTGTCCAGCTGATATCCATAAGCATCAAAATCAACAGCAAAGTATATTGTACTACCAGAAGGAATACCAATCCTTTTTGCAGCGGAAATAGCAACCTGTGCATCAACAGTTCCCTGGTTAGGATTCGCAAAATATTCAGGATAATATCCTCCATCTTGATAAATTGGAAATACGGAAAGACCAGCGTTTTTTATGTTTTTAATTTCATCTAAAGTTAGAGCTTTAGATGTTGACTTTCCAACATACCCAGTCAAATATCTTCCAACAATCTGGTATCCTGCCGCTTTTAAATCTTTAGCTTGTTGAGCATTTAGTACCGTTGCACAGTCACACGCCTTGGCAGCTCTGTCTGGATTGCCTTTACTAGTTAACAACGACATCCACGTGTTAACATCAAGTGCTCCGCTGACTGGAAGCTTATAGTCTTTCTGGAATTTAGTGAGTTGCTCAGCAAAATCATCATCCCAATTCTCATTTTGAAGACAATCATATCTAATACAATTAAGTACAGCTTTTGCTAGCCATACCCACTTACCATAGGAAGAAGCGTTTTGCCTGCTAATAGTTTTCAAATTACCTCGTGTACCATGTCCAAAATTACCCGTGGCATCATCAGGCGAATAGCCTTCTAACGACTGTAAAATTTGGATAAGTGCGGTATTCATTTCTCGACCATACAAGCCGTCACAAGGAATGATACCTGTATAATCCTTATAGGTTCGGTTAATAGTTTGTTGAATAATCCTAATAACGTCAATACCACCGTAACGCTTTAGTAAAACGAACTGCTGCATAGAAAGAAGAGCTTTCATTACATCAATTGTGACAGTAGAATCACCACCAATGCCCATATCATTCTTCAACTCTTTAATAGCATTCCCAGTACCACCATAAAAGTTTTGTGTAATATCATTACCAGTAGAGTAACCCTTGCACCATAAAGCACCTTGAATAATCGAGTAAACATTACTTTGCGACTTATCACTATCGGATTGTTGCTTAACACCATGTGGATAACGTTGATTAAATTTACGTGTTGTACCAGCACCAAAATTATTTGCTGTTGCTGTTATACCAAGCTCAATCTGCAAAGCACGAATAAGCCCATTAATTGTATCCCAACCAGTATTCCCATCAGTAATAACTGAACCAAACCCAGGCTTATCACCATAGGTTTTGTTTAACCATTGCTGTGTTAGTAATACCATCTGATCCATGTTGTGCCCTCCTTTTAGGCATGAAAAAAGCCCTGAAAGATTACTCTTCCAAGGCTTAGTATTTATAATTTTTGCTAACTATATAATACCATATAGAAGGCAGTGTCATCTCGTATCAGAGCGTACCAAACCGTACCATTTTTTCAGATTTGGATTAGATTATCTGGTAAAACCATGTGCTCTAACGCTTTACCATGCCACCTTATAATCGTCATTCTGCTAGCATGGAGTTCTTTACCAATATCCTCCCACGTCATGTTACTCATGTAACGGTAGCGTAAAATCATCTGCTCATCCACGCTTTCAAGTTTAGAAATCACATCCAAAATCTGCTCTTTCAAACTGATAAGCATCGTAATCTCCATGTTAATCTTTGCTTCTAAATCCATAACCCTTATAAGAGCTTTCACAAACGGAGCTTCTATACTTCGAGTCGTCTGCACATACTCCCTGTCGTATCTTAATGAAGAAACACTTGTAGCAAGCTCACGCAGTCTTACTACCTCATCCATGTCAGCTTTAATCCGCTTATCAAGAAGATAGGCTTGCCGTAAGTATTCTTTTTTGTTCATTCTTACCTCCATTTTGAGGTAAGTTCTCTTTAGAACCCCTTTCCCTCACTTCGTTAATTGATAGTCTTGCTTTAACCGACTCGATTAAAGCATCCTGCACTTTAGCCTTCATGCTTAAAGCCCTCATCACATCCTCATCAATCGTGTCCTTAGTGATGATGTGATGGATTACAACCGTGTCGATTTGCCCTTGACGGTTAAGCCTGGCGTTCGTCTGCTGGTAAAGTTCCAAACTCCAAGTCAGGGAAAACCAGATAAGAGTTGAACCGCCAGCCTGTAGGTTAAGACCATGACCCGCGGAAGCCGGGTGAATCAATGCTACAGGAATTATGCCGGCATTCCAGTCAGCAATATCAGCACTCGTTTTAATCTCACGCACGTTAAAACGATTCTTAATCCGCTCAAGATCATGCTTAAACCAGTAAGCTACAAGCACCGGTTTACCGTTAGCAGCCTCGATTAAATCCTCTAAAGCATCAAGCTTACGATCATGAATATGAACGCTTTCTTTACACTCGTTATAAACCGCGCCGCCTGCCATTTGAAGAAGCTTATTTGAAAGAGACGCTGCGTTAATCGCATCAATTTCTTTACCTTCCAACGACACCACCATATCCTGTTTCAGCTCATCATAGAGTTTTCGCTCCTTTCCGGATAACTCTACTTTCACCTCGTTTATCACACACGCTGGCATTTTCAAATAGTCTTTCGACTTCATCGAAATCGTAATATCAGCTATCTGTTTATAGATTAAACTCTCAGCACCATCTTTAGGCTTATAAGAAAAAATCATGTGCTGGTTACGCTTATCTGGATCAAAAAAGTTCTGCCGATAATACGTAATATAGCGGCCTAGTCTTTCACCCATATCAAGCAGCCTAAACTCAGCCCACAAATCCATAAGCCCGTTAGAAGAAGGCGTGCCTGTAAGACCTACAATCCTTTTAACTTTCGGCCTAGCCTTCAGTAATGCTTTAAAACGTTTCGCCTGATACGATTTAAAACTTGAAAGCTCATCTATCACAACCATGTCGAAATTAAACGGCAGGCCGCTTTTCATTATCAGCCACTCCACGTTTTCACGGTTAATAATATAAACGTGAGCAGGCGTTTTTAGTGCTTGAATCCGCTCCTTCTCACTACCCGTCACAACCGAATAAGTAAGGTGTTTTAAATGCTCCCACTTTTCTAACTCTAAAGGCCACGTAGTGTTTGCAACCCTAAGAGGAGCGATAACCAGAGTCCTGGAAACATCAAACGAGTCAAGCATCAGGTCGTTAATCGCTGTAAGACTTATCACACTCTTACCAAGTCCCATTTCAAGCAAAACCGCTGACACCGGGTGTGTGATAATAAAATCAGTCGCATACTTTTGATACTCATGTGGCTCGTATCGCATCAATCACACCTCCAATCTGACTCCTGTCATCAACCACGAAAACCTTAAAACCTAAAGCCTGTAAATCCTTCATACGTTTCACCTGTAAAACTCTAGGCTTTTTACCTGGTGCTTTAAGCTCGACAAAACCAATCTTTCCGCCGTTAAGTAAAACCAGCCTGTCAGGAAGCCCGTCAACGGAAGGACTTGTAAGCTTTAAACAAAGTCCTCCCACAGCTTTAACATCACGGACGAGTTTTCGCTCAGTTTCCTTTTCTCGTAAAAAGCCCATCAGATACCTCTTTGTTCTTATACTTAAATTTGTATCCCTTAAAACATGGGATTCCTGTTTTCCTCATTTTTGCCCCGTTTACATCAGGCGAATGTTATTTGTGTAGCCATGTATGCTTTAGACCCATCTTTTACTTTTCTCTATATATACTTATATTTCTTTTATTTTTTTCTCTTATATAAAAAGTAAAGAAAAAGGGTACACTATAATACAAAACCCCTATTTATCAGGCTTTTCTTTCTTGAAAACGTGTATGGTAGTGTGTAGGCAAAGACTATTTTCGTGTATGAAAAAATCCTATAGAACATTTTTCTCTGAACCCGGTTTTTACCATGTAAAACATTTGTCTACACGCCAATACATTTTTCAGGAAGTATCTTTTACTTTTACCGTGCTTTACATCAAAGAAAATCCTCCTGTGCCTGCAAATTAGGATTAATGGAAAGCCCACACCACTGGTAGCCTTTACCCGTCCGTTTTTTGCTATAACCGGCTAACAGTAAAGCCTTAGAAAAATCCCTATCGTTTCTAACATATTCACCGTTAAGGTTTGCCCACTGGCGGTAAGACAAGTAAAGACTCCTACTCATCTCCGTTTCATTCACGCCCTTAATGCAATAATCAGTGATGAAATGGCCTATCCAGTCGTTTTCAGCACGGTAAGCGTCCTTAGCCTGCTCTACCACCTTACAAATAGGGAATTTATAACTGTTTTGGATATAAAGCTTGGCTCCTTCAATCATCCATTGAAGTATTGCCCCACCTGCTTTTTGCAAAAGTTCATCAACATAGTCTGTTTTAGGATTCTTGATTTCTTTCGTAAACGGTGCGACAAAGATTCTCCGCCACGTTCCCTTATCGTTCGAACCGACTTTCGGCAGATGGTTCGTGTAGAGAATGGTTGAGTGGCTTGGTGTAAACGTAAAAGGAGCATAATATTTCCTCTCAGCTGAAATATCATCCACGCTTGCTATCTGTTTCAGCATGGAAATAGAAAGCCTTTGTCCTTCCTCGGTTTCCGAGGCAAGAATAAACCTTTTACCGCAAAGCTCTGCTAAATCCACTTTCACGTTTTTAGCCCGAGTGGTTAAAGACTCTGCAGGTATTTTCCCAGCATAATCTCCAAGCACGTGTGCTTCCGCGTTAAACACGGTCGACTTACCGTTACCGCCTGACCCGTACACTAGCAAAAGCGATTCTTCAAACACTTGACCTATAAGCGTACTACCCGCATGGCTTTGAAGAAATGTTTGAAACTCTTTATCACCTGCGGTAACCATATCAAGAGTTGTCTGCCACAATCCCACGTTGTCCCGTGAAGGGCAAACAGCGGTCATTTTCGTACAGTACAAACACGGATCATGTTCTTTTAGCTCTCCAGTCTTTAAATCCACGATTCCGCAAGGCGTGTTTAGAATGAAAGCATCACGATCCAGTTCTTCGTTTGCAACTTCCAGCATGGATTTAGCAAGCTTTAATATCCCGGACACTTTACTGTGATCATTCATCTTCTTAGCAAACGAAAGATACTGCTTTGCCCGATTCACTTCACTTTTCGCTTTATCCGCCTGCTCTTTATCACCTGATGATTCAGCTTGAATGAACTCTTCGTAAGCTGTCTTAAACTCGATACCAGCATTTTTCAAAACTTTTTTAGCAATAAGCATGTAAAGTTTCATAACTTTAAGCTCAGACGCTTCCCACTTCTTGCCCGTCCAGTAAAGCCAGCCGGCAGACATCGTATAAACAGCCTTATTCTTGTTATGTTTGGCAAAAACCTCAGCCATCGCAATATCCGTTAAATCATCCGGCTTATACTCCTCATAGCTTTTCCCATACTCGCTAGGCGGAATATAACCTTCCTGACTTGCTACTTTAAGCCCGAACTTTTTAGCCGAATACCAGATTTTAGATAATTCTGCGTCAGGCAAAGGAGGATTACACCGTTCTGCTTCCCTCAAAAACTTCTCATACGCTTCATCTGTCGCACCATAACGTTTGATGAGTTTTCCTGCAATATGACTAAGCTTAGAGTTTCTCTGCCCTGATGGTATTTCTTCTGTTTCTGCATCAAATTCACCAAAAGCTTCTTCAGAGAGAAAATCAGTGATTGTTTTTTCACCCTCGTAAAGTTCTACCTGTGGAGTTTTAACACCGTAGAGAAAACGTGCCGCATCAAGAGCGTTACTGTCAAAATACGGGAATACTGATTGAATCCTTGTTTTAAGCTCTACATAAGCTTTAGCATCGCTTACTTCTTCAATTGGAAAATACACGTGAAAACGTGGTCTTGCACACTTCCCATGCTTGTCTTTCATGTGGTTTCTACTATAAGACGCATAAAAGCACACGTTCGGAAACGCTAAAGCAACATCAAAAGGCGTCACCCAGTCTTTACCAACATCAGAATGGTCGTTATCACAGTCCATCGGAATACAGGTAGATGAAATGAAATTATCTTTAGACCTATAACTGTTAGTAAACTGTGCTGTGACATGGTCAAAAGAGATAGCCTTATTAAAACTATCTCGATCACAGACTTTTACTTCGTCAGGATACAAGCAGTTACTACTGTTTCCCACACAGGAAGCTGTATAAATTTTGCAGTCAAGCATCAACATTCACCCCCTAAATCCTTATCCGTAAAATACTTAATCGTCTGCCTGCGTTTTTCAGCCAGATTGATTTCTACTTGCATGCCGCCTGTGATTTTTTCTCCGAACACCCACAGTTCGTTGCATTTGCCTAAGAGGATAATGTCCATAAACATCGCGTCCCCTCTATGCTTTTGATTCTCATCATCCATGAACGGGAAAAGCAGGTGTGGAGTGATAGGGATTGCCCCGCGTGAATACGCGTAAGCCGCACACCGAATAGCATGTTGCACGTTTCTTTCTTTATCTCCACGGTAGGGAGCACAAATGTAGACGATAGGCCTAAAATTCGGTGTTGTTTCTAAATGTTTTTTATAAGTCTTACTCATCTTTAGCCTCCTGTTCAATCAAGGGGTAGATCCCGTGTTGTGTCATGAGGTGATAGATGAAAAGCCTGCCTTTCTGAGTCCAATAAGTGTGAACCTTTGAATGAGTAATGCCCTTAGCGTCTTCATAAGCATGCGTTTTTGTGCTGGTATAGCCTTTCTCAGCATATTTTTGATATAAAAGCCAAGTATCAGATTGCTTAAATTGGACACCAAGATCATGTAAATAGTTGTTCATCCACTGTGCCGATTTACCATAATCTTTTGCAATCACACGCATGGAGATTATGTCTTTGCATTTAAGCACCACATCGTAATAGCTGGCTTTCGGTTTAAGCTCTGCTATCTGCTGTGTTTGCAAAGCTACAGTATTGGTAAGCTTCAGATTTTGCGATTCAAGCAGACTCAATTTCCTATTGGCTATTTGCAACGCACGTGCCATTACCGCATCAGGCGAGTTCCACTTCTCTTCAACAGAAATAAAGTATTCTCGAAATTTTCTGCCAAGTTCTGTACGCTGAATCATACATAGCTGTTTTGCCATATCGATAGTAAGCTGATGATTGGTTGCTGGTCTTCCACCAGTACTTTCCGACAAAAATGTCGAAAAGTCCTTACCCTCAACAAAACCGTAATCACACATTCTTGGGAACCACTTATCATAAGGTGTTCCGATATTAAGTGCTTGATGCAAAACACGGCCATCTACAGTCGGACGTTCATTGTTATAACTGATTTTGATTAGCTCTTTCATAGTAGCTACCTCCTAATTTTTATTGGAGGAGTTGGTTCCTCCTATGAAGTAGCCACGGCTGATGCCAAAATCTGACGCTTTTTTGAAATTCTTTACTAACTTTTTCTCAGCCCGCTTAAGCTTATGCGTAATATTGTTAGCCAAGCGATCCACGGCTTTTTTATAATCAGCATCCGTTTCAAAAGCATCACGGCTAAGCATGGATGCAGCCTTTTCATTAATCGCCATATTCCTAATACGGACAGCCATAAAAAGATCCGCCACATCCGGCTTTAAAATCGAGTAAACAAACGATTCAACTGCCCTATATTCTTCTGAAGCTTTAATCTGATTTACTGTTTTGAAAAAGATGCCAGAGTCTCTAACATCACTCATGCAAGACTCATAATCATCAGTTTCCTCACCGTCTTCACCGCTGTAAGGCTTAGTAAAACCTTTATGCCTCTCATATTTATGCAGAGAGTTATACTCGGGACGGTTAAACTCAGCATCTACCTTTTCTTGTGCTCTTTTCTCAAACTCTTCTTCGCTTTCATCGGGAAGAAGGTCGATATTAAGCCAGCCTTTAACCTCATCAAGCTTGAGGTCGAATGTTGTAAAATGCTTGTCACAGCGTAATTGAATTCTCATAAAAAATCCTCCATCTGATTTCCGATGAAGGATTTCCTTGAATTCAGCTCAAATAAGGCATGACAAAACACCACAAGCTAGAATGAAGAATTCCTTCATCTTTACTTGCAGCTGCCTTATTCGGTAAGACCGCTGTACTTATTTAGTTGTTCTATGCGGACTCCGAATAATCCTTAGCTAAGGGATATTTCCGCATAGAGGTTGAGGCTGATGCCTCGCGTTTAGAAAGAACAAGAATGCTTTTGCATTAAAAGACTTTCAATACGCATCTTTTTCCTTTAGTTCGGTCTATCAAAAACCAAACTTTTTTGATAAAATATGCGTGAAAGACTTTGAATATTTGCATGACTCGCATCTTTCAATCTCTAACCTATAGTTAATAGAGTTGAACGCAATCGAAAAGGGTGTTAATAAGGACTAAAACAGTTAAGATTTTTCAAAAAAGGGGGTTATTTAAGATGACTTCAAAAGAAAGCATTCCAGTGCGTGTTCCTTATCTAAGCGGTGGTATCTTATTTAACCTGCTGGTTGAAGCCACTAAAATAAAAAAATCCGCACGATCTAGAATGAGCGGATATAAAGATGAGTGTAGCGACTCGAATCTAATGAAATCCCTGCTAAAAGTTATAACTGGCGAGGATGTTTCTCAATATGATGAATCCGTCAAAACAAGTACCAGTAATTACAAGCGATGTCTCGCACATAAATCCTCATACACTCCTCAAGGAGATGAGGTTTCAATCAAAACGTTCCACAGTAGTGTAATGTCAAATGATTTACACATATATCAACAAATGAAGACTCTGACGAATGATTTCCTTGCTGAACGTAAAATGCAATGGTTAGTTAAAGCAATATTAGAAACAATTATTAAAGATGTATCCATTGGTTCGGATGAAGAATTTAGTATTAATTGCCAAACCAAACTAAAAAAGGAGCAACTGCAAACAGTCACTCACATTAATTTGGAATTTTTTCTGGTTAGCGTGTGGGATTATATTTTGAGAAACAAAACAAACAATAGATTAGGTAGATCAACATTTGAAGCGTGGTACAAACAAAGCAGCATCAACAGTAAATGGAAATTGATTAATGAGGATATAGGCACAACAATTACTCAAAATATCGAGATTTCAAGATTTGAAATGCCTGTTTATAATAATGAAAAAGTTGCTGAGTGCAGTAAAACTCTAGACGTGAAAGAAGATAATGAATTTTTTAACCCAGAGACAGATATACCTGTCGTTGAGGCTGATGATATAAGTGATGAGGAAGAACAGTCACCTAAACAAATAACTCAGGCTATTAACAACCCTAAAATTGTTAATCAGTATGCGAATAAAATCTACAACATCGAACATGTAGATCATTTAGATTAGAGGTGTCTGTATGGGAAATGAATTAGAAAAAATCATCGCTAATCAGTTGCCTGAAGCAGGCAAAATAAGTCAACATGCAAACAAACTCTACAACATAAATCATGTAGAGCATATAACTATTACACCTTATCCAACAGTTCCCACTCTAGATAAAGGAATAGCTACGCCTACTGATGGTTTAATGTATGATTACTATAATCTTGTTGTAGGCAGTTCTGTTATTGATAGTGTTTTTGTAAAGGTAGATAAGAAAAGAGCCATAGAAGCCTTTTATACAGAAGATGAACTACGAGACAAGTACGCCTATTTATCCGTTGACGCAATTAAAGAGATTCAGCGATTTCCAATTCTTGTAGTACCTGAAACAACAGAGTATTATGGCAAAGCTTCAGACGATCAATATGGGTACGTTGGAATAATAGAAAAAATTAGAAAAGACTCATGCGAGATTGTTCTGAAATGCAAATTTGAGGATAAAAAACCAATCCCGCTAAAAAAGATTAGTGAAGTTGCTTTTGATTTAGGTATCCAAAGCATGGATGTAGCTATAACTGAACTCAATCACTCTCATTGGGCTATTAAACCTGTCAATCTCATTGAAGAATTAACAGAAGCAAAAATAGATTTTAAGGATTCTATTTTTTAGGAGGTATCTTTATGAAAAAAATACCAGCCAGTATTCAATCTTTACATATTGATGGTGCTACTTACAAACTCAATCCTGTAACTATTACCCCTACTTTTATTAATTTCTTCTACGGGAATAATGGATCTGGTAAATCCACCATTGCTGAAACTTTAAAAAACAGCAGTGGTATTACGTGGTCGAACAATACAGCATCACAAGATTGTAAGCTATATGTTTATAATGCCGATTACATCAAAGCTAATCTTGCAAACTACGATAATCTACCTGGTGTTTTCACTTTCAATGAAGAAAATATTCAGATTCAAAACCAAATTAATGATTTGACCAATCAAAAAGAAAAATTATCAGAAGAAAATTGCCAACTATCCGCCGCTAAAAACAATAAGGAAGATGAACGTATAAAAATACAGGCATCTTTCGAAGAAAACTGTTGGTCTAAAACTCAAACAATTAGAAACGATTTTAAACAAACAGTTATGGGTAAACTAAAAAAGAGTACTTTCGCAGAAGAAGTACTCAAAGACTATAATGCAGTTAACCATGATTTGTCTCAGCTTAAAAACCTATACGATACTGCATATTCTAAGAATGCTGTAGCGTTTCAAAAATTTTCTGTTATCAAGGATACTGCTGTATTAGATAATATTGCTAATTTGGATTTGATTGAGAAAAAGATTATAAGTAGCTCAGATACGCCTTTCGCCAATTTCATCAAAGCTATGAACAGCACTGCTTGGGTAAAGCAAGGAATGGCTCACTATCATTCTGTTTCTGATGGTAAATGCCCTTTTTGCCAACAACAACTACCTGCTAGTTTTGAAGATGATATAAAAGCCTGCTTTGATGAACAGTTCGAGAAAGAAACACAAGCAATCACAAACCTACAGGCAGATTATAAAGACTCGGCAAACACTCTCTTTGTTCCAATGTCAAAGATACCTGAATCAAATATTTCTGATGCTGAAATAGCTGCATATAAAGATAAGCTAAGTGCATTAAAAGGTGTCATTGCCGGCAATTTGGAGCTTATTGCTAAAAAACAGCAGGATTATGCCATAGCATACGAACTGGAAGCAACAAAACCTTTACTTGATGAACTGGCAGATATGATTGAAAAGTTCAACCAATCAATCGATGAGCATAACGCTATCGTTTCAACCAAACCGGCTAAACAGCAGGAATGCAGAAAACAAGTATGGGAACTCATATCCTATATGCTAAAAGATGAAATAAAGGCTTATAAAACAAGTCTTGGTGCTATTACAAAAGAGCTGGGACAGATTGACAGTCGATTGCAGACTAACGCTTCAGTAATTAAGAATATAGGTAGCCAAATTTCAGTCCTACTTAAAAATACGGTAAACACTAGGGATACCGTTGAAAGCATCAACCAGCTATTAAAAGATTCAGGATTCCAAGGCTTCTATCTACGAGAAAAAGTCAGTACGCCTAACGTCTATGAGGTGATTCGCAATGACGGCTCTATAGCTTCAAACCTCAGTGAAGGTGAAAAGAACTTCATAGCATTCCTCTACTTCTACCATCAAATTAAAGGCAGTGACACTCCAGACGAGAAAAACACTGACAAGATTGTAATCATTGACGATCCAGTTTCCAGTATGGACAGCAGTACTCTATTTATAGTCAGTGCATTAATCCGCGAAATGATATGTGTCTGCGAAAACAACGTACATCCTACTGACGCGTACGTAAAAGACAGGTATATAAAACAATTATTCATACTCACTCATAACACTTATTTCCATCAAGAAATAACCTACGACAGAGTGAAAGACTACCGGTTTGTTAACTTCTATTTAGTGTCCAAGAATGACAACAAATCATCGGTTCGTCTTTGCGAAAAACAAAACCCTGAGATTCCATCGGAAATGATGAACTACAATCCAGTACAAAACTCCTATGCGGCACTATGGGAAGAGTATAGAATATTAGACGCACCGATTCCTCTTATGAATGTCATAAGAAGAATACTGGAATATTACTTCCTTCAGCTATGTGGTTATGACGGAACAACGCTAAGAGATGTAATTCTCAAACAAAACAAAGAGAAGTTTATCTGCACAGACGAAAACGGTAATAACGACTATTCGGCATACCAGTTGGCATCCGCAATGCTGTCCTACATACAAACGAAATCATCGTTTGGCATAACTGACGGAATCAACTACGTAGACGACTGTGTGGATGTTTCACAAACAAAAGAAACATTTAAGAAGATTTTTACTCTTATGAACCAAAGTCAGCACTACGAAATGATGATGAATAAAAGCTAAATGAGAGGAACAAAAAAAATGAAGATAATCTATAACCGACTATGGAAACTACTAATAGATAAAAACATGAACAGAGCTGATTTGCAAAATGCTGCAAAAATCAGCTCATCAACAATTGCCAAACTTGGCAAAGGTGAAAACGTCACCACTGAAGTTCTCATCAAAATTTGCGAAGCATTGGACTGTAAACTGGAAGACATCATGGAAAATGTAGAAGAATAAGGAGATTTTAAATGATTATTAGAACATATGGTTGGGTTCAAAACCCTTCAGATTTTGATAAACTCAAGCTGGTAGTCCAAATTTTTGACCCTAAATCCTTGCACTATGCAAATTTAACGCATAATCTTGTTCCAAACTATATTCCATTACAGGGAATTAAAAATCAACTTTTACAAAAACTAAACAACCACTCTGATGAATTTAGTTATACAGAACTAGTAGGAACATCCAAAAACGCGTCTGGCAATCCCGCCAAAAATCGAAAAGAGGCTATTGCTGATGGTTTAATACAAGTTACCATTCTACCTCAATCATCAAAAACAACAGGAAAAATGTGGACAGATAACTGGACTGCAGATGGATATTTGCGGTGGGCACTTAGCTTAAATTTTGTAAAACATGACAGAGAAACTGATTTGTGTAAAATAACTGATCTAGGTCTAAAATTTTCTGCTTCACCATCGAAAAGCAATACAGAACAAGACATTCTTAGAAAAGCGCTATTGAGTTATCCTCCCGCTTCTCAGGTGCTAAATATTTTAGAAAAGGCAAAAGTACCCGTAACTAAGTTTTATATTGGTAAACAGCTGGGATTTAGTGGCGAGAAAGGATTCACATCATATGATGAAGCTCTAATGAAAGACTGGTTTGTCACTGGATCAATTGAAGAACAAAAGAAAATCAAATCAGACATAGAAGGTACAAGTGACAAATACGCAAGGATGATCTGTAATTGGCTAGAAAAAGTTGGTTATGTTACTAAACAAGCTACTACTGTTAAAACAGATAATGGAGAAAAGGCTGGATTTCAGAATTATTCTATAACAGCTCGGGGAATTCATGCATTAAATCAGGCTAATGGAAGTTCTAAAAACAATCGTGTTAAAAAATTCCTGACGTGGGAATTCCTTGCAGTAGATGGCAAGAATAAGAATTATGTTCGTTCTCGTAGAGCATATATTCTACAATTTCTTAAAACAACAAAATCTTTTAGTTCTCTCATAAATTCGCTAAGAACTTTAGGTTTTAATGATGATATTGAAATAATAAGAAATGATATACACGGTTTAAATAATTTTGGAATAAGAATAGAAGATAACGGTAATGTTGTTAATCTAAAAGATGATTTCTTTGATTTTAGCATTCCTAATCTTGATCTTACAGCTGAACTTAAGGATAAAGCAGCTGATGCTGTAAAGGCTAAGTTCTTGAAGCTAACAGGGCTTTCAATGAAATATATTGAGCTGTTAGATATAGCTTATGACAGTAGTCGAAACAGAGATTTTGAGATACTTACAGCGGATTTATTTAAGAATGTTTATGGGCTGGATGCAATGCATCTAGGTGGAGGAAGAAAACCGGATGCCATTGCACAAACCAGCCATTTTGGAATCATCATCGACACAAAGGCATATGGTAATGGATACAGCAAATCTATATCTCAGGAAGATGAAATGGTTCGTTATATCGAAGACAATCAGCAGCGTAGTATTACTAGAAATTCAGTTGAATGGTGGAAAAATTTTAACTCAAGTATTCCTTCTACCGCGTTTTATTTTCTTTGGGTTTCTAGTAAGTTTGTAGGTAAATTTGATGATCAATTACTTGCAACTTATAACCGAACTAATACGTGTGGCGGTGCTCTTAATGTCGAACAACTTCTTATTGGTGCATATAAAGTAAAAGCTGGATTGCTCGGGATAGGCCAAATTCCTTCATACTTTAAAAATAAGGAAATAGCCTGGTAAAAGGTAAATCCCATACTGCAATAAGTAGTATGGGATTTACCTTTCTAATTAGTTTCCTTAAATGATCGAAAAAGTTGGGATATAGGTCAAAAAGTCTCATTTTTTATAACATTCTATAGGTTAAAGGATCATAGTTCGTTATTAGCACTTCTTCGCTACCAGTTCCCCTAGAATTATAGGAAGAATTGTTATAAGAACACTTTAAATGATTAACACATACATTGTGTGTTTTTATATAGTCCAATAGTAAATTATTAACTTTACCCTTATGCGACAAAACATTACTTAAAGCAAATTTGACACCCTTTTTGCTCAATTTATCCATTAGCTTGTACATCTCTTGTTCCTGCATATCACTCCAGTTTAAGAAACCTCTATTACCATCGTTGTAATTTCCAGTAGTAATTAAGTAAGGCGGATCTAAATAAACAAAATCTTTTTTTGTAAGCTCAGTAATATTAAAATCTGAGAAATAATCATCTGTAAATGTTGCGTCGATTTGTTTTAGCCTGCCTATGAATCTTTTTAGATTTTCTTCCATATTAGAACTAAATGAACTTCTATTTCTTCCAAATGGGTTATTAAATTCCATGGAGTTATTAAATCTTAGTTGGTAATTATAACTAAATGAAGTAAGCACATATAAATCAAGAGGGTTTGGCTCAGCATTATATGCTTTCCTAAAAGAAAGATACCCCAGCTCATTTTCTTTACTAAGTTTATATTCGCTTATACGTTTTTTTATAGATAAAATCAAGCTCTCGGGATCCTCTTTGGAAAAATATCTAAACATTTCATTTATCTTATAATTCATGTCATTGAAGAAATACTTTTCCGCTTTTACGTTAATGCCGACATTTCCACCTCCGCTAAATAAATCAACAAAGGTTTTAATATCTTTAGGGAATAATGGCATAATTTGATTTAGAATCCTATATTTTCCACCGATATAATTAAGCGGACTTTTAATATACTCTTTTTTGCTGGTTTTCCAGATGCTACAACCCTTCTTTTCCATCTTTACATTTATTGTTTTTTTAGTCTCAATATTTTTCTTCCTAATATAAAAAAGTAACTCACTTACATCAGAATTTTTTGATGCTATTTTAGATACATATTTTCTATATGGAATCCGTTTTGTGACAACTTTACCATCTACAGAGGCATTTTTTAACACATCTTCTAGTTGTTCTTCGCTAATTATTCCGTCTGTATTATAGCTAAGTATTATATGGTTTGTGTCTATATTGTTTATTAAATCCTTCAGTGCAGATAAAGCCTCTGTCTTAATTGCAAACCTACTTTTATTTTTAGACCAATTAAACAATCTAGTTTTACCTTTAAGCTCTGGCTTTTGGTTGAGAGCAACATTTTCTAGCAAATGATAATTAGAAGCATATTGTCTAGTATTGTATGGTGTGTCTATATATGTGATATCTGCAGAAACTTTTTTAATAAGTTGATTTGCATCTTCATTAAAAGACTTATTATCTTTGTTGTTGTTAAGAACCTCAATAGGTTCTAAGTTTAATGAATTAAGAGCTCGTTTATCCCAGTGCTTGAGATAAGCACCATACGTACCTGTTATATTACTTACATACGGAATGGCGTTTATGAGTACCGATATTAAATAATAATATTCTGCCTTATTAATTAAGCTTGATGAATACCAATTATCAATTTCATCTCGAATGAAATCAATCCTTTTGCCATTATCAGCGGTTAAATACATGGCATTGCCAGTAGGTGTGTAATTTGCTTCATAGTAGCCTACTTTATCTGTTAGAGCATATTCTTCAGCACTACTTGAAAGATAATCCAACACAGAGTCAATACCAAATTTTTTTAAACCATTAAACATTAGTTCTTTGTTATTTTCTATGGTTGCCTTTGCGTTAACATAGCTAAAATATAATAAATCGTTGGAATAGACTGTATATCGATCTTTAAAATAACTTCCTACAACATTTGTGCCCGCAAACAGGTCTAAGAACGTAGACGCACCATCGGGAATGTTTTCTAAAATCATATTCTCTATTTCCCCAAGCAATGCTGCTTTAGAACCTATAAAACGCATATTCACATCCCCTTTCATCCTTGTATAGATTAACTAATTTTAATTCTTTTGTCAATAAGTAATTCGAGTATATTAGCAGGTCAAATGAATAAAATAGTTTTAAACATTTGATGAATTACCACGCAACGCGGATTGTTTTAATTTAAATCAAACAGATATTATTCACATGTCAATTCTCAAAAGAACACCCCTAAAAGCAAAAAAAGACACCCCTAAAAAGTAAAAGTCTAGCGTCAATTCACGCCAGACCTTCATTCACGTTCTTCTGCTTAGCCAGCCTACAATAAACCCTTATTTACAGTGTTCTTTTAAGCAACAGCCACTAAACTTTGTATCATTTCCTGTAAAGTCATATCTAGTTTCATTACGTGTTGGATACAATGAAACCTTGACCTTGAACTCTGAAACCTCATCATTAAACTCTGAAACTATTTATAGGAATCCTGAAACTTTAACCTTGGAACTCTGAAACCTTAGCTTGGAGCATCATATTATTTCTTATTGAGAATAAGAAAGCTTACATCTCAAATAACACTTAAAAAATAGCATACAAAAAGATGGCTCTAACATATCGCTAGAGCCATCTGACAATCAACAATGTTAGTTACTTAAAACAAGCAGTGCCTACTTATTTTTATTTTCTTCCATCATTTTCTTCTTACGAAGAATTGCAAGTCCGGCAATCGAGAAACCAAGCGCTGCGAGCAATCCTGCAAACGACGCCGATTCGCCTGTCTTAGGAATCATGCCAATACGCTTTTCAGACTGCGGCTTAGGAGCCGGTGTCTCAGGCTGTGGCTTCAGTTCCGGCGTAGGCGGATTTGGAGTTGGATTCGGTGTAGGTGCTGGTGGATTCAGTGTCGGAGCTGGAGGATTTGGAGTTGGATCCGGTGTCGGCACAGAATCTTTTGTATAAATGGCATATACAGTCATATCGCCATTAACTACGCTTGCTCCCGTAAACGTCTCACCCTTACCATTTTCCTTCGTATTCCACTCCTTGAAAGTATAACCTGCCTTTGTTGGATCCTTCGGCATAGACTCATTAGTCAACGCATCAGTATCAATAGCCTTACCGGTTTCCACTTTCACCGTTGCATGCGTCTTATCGCCGTCCTTGAATGTAACCGTGCTTTGAGCAGGCTTCTTCACTTGGAAAGAATAAGAGATTTGTTTAGGCTTATTTTCTTCACCATTATTATCAAGCCCACTCGCGTCTTGTTCAGCTGCAAAGAAGAAATAATTGCGATTAGCACAGTTATTCTCTCTTGCAGTTGTTGCTTTCACAAAATTCTCTGTGGAAGAATTAGCAAAATCATAGAAACCAGACACCGTTCCACGAATTCTATATTTCTTACCTTCAATAACTGTCTTTTTCACAGATAGACCAGTTACTGAAATCATGATATTGCTAGTATCTACATTCTTAACTTCGTTAATAATGTCTTGCCATTTTTGAGTCGTTGCAGCATTATCTTTCTTCAATGTAACAATGAGTGTTTTACCATCATTTGTTTTTGTTACACTTGGAGAAAACCCCTTAATTCCGCTAATTGTAGCAGATGCATCCTTAGCTACTTCTACACCATCTGGAATATCTAACGTAAAAGCAAACTCTGCATCAACCTTACCGTAGCTATTGTGGAATTTCGCAACATCAGCGTCATTCATGCCACCAAGTCTTGTATAGTTTAGCGTCCAACCATTGAGATAACGCTTAAACCATGGGATACTAACTGAAAAATCAAGATTCAGTTTATCCCCAGGCTGTAGCTCACCAACCGCTTTGGAATCCGTTGCATCCTTGAGCTTTAGATCGCCGTATACTTTAAGGTTATCAACTGGCTTTTTAATTTCAGCTTGAGTTAATAAATCATTTTCCCCAAAACCAAATGGGTTGACACGCTTTTCAATAGGGTTTGTAGGATGTTGTCCTGGTTTCGTATCTCCTTCTGCCGTATCTTGCCCTGCGAGATAACCATATCTTTCTTCAAAGTTCATTCCAGGCAAGAACCAATACGTATTAGAGCTATTCACTATCCCCGCATTTGGAGTACTAGTCATGCCGTCTAAAGAGTTAAATGGAAAATCAGCAATCGCTGTTTTACTTGGAGAGGTTAAATACTTAGGAAATACCCCATAATAAGTTTTCCCTGTAAAACCATCGGTTATCTCTTTCTTTTCCACATCAACCCAATACGTATTCTTTAGCGCACTATCGGTCAAATATTCAGGTGCAGCAGCCGACAAATCCTTAATTAAATATGGAAGCGGTTCGCTATCATCCGCGGCAAACACTGGTGACACAAATGCTGCTGATGCAATCAATGTAGCTGATACTATCGTTACAGCCAAATTTTTTAGTAATTTCATACAAAGCCTCCTACGGTCTCTTGATTTCAAGTGACTTTAATGGGGAGGTAATGTTAACGATTGGATCACTAACTGGGTGATTGCCAAATTTGTATAATTGGCAAATTCCTGAACCAGTTATAGTTCCAAGTAATTCTTCTTTTCCTTCTACGGTATATGGGATATTTACGTTAATTTCATGCCCAGTTTGATTACGTTCACTTTCTACAAGCTTAAAGAATTCTTGATAATCATTCCAATTTCCTAATTGAATAGTGATAACAACTGAATTATCCTTTTCTACATATTCAGCCTCAATACCACTGATAGCAGATGAATTTTCCGTAGCTTTAATTCCCGTCTTATCAACGTGGAAGTTAGAAGGGAATTTTACCGTATACTGAGCAATAGGGAACTTTTCGCCTTCTCTGGACATGATTATATTTTCAAATTTCCAAGGTCCAAAACCTTGTCCTTTTATTTCTTTCTCATATACTTTGTAGGCTCCTTCAAAAAGGTCAGCAGCTTCCACGCTTGCGCTTATAGTACCTGCATAAGAGTCTTTTTGCCCTTCAATTGGAGTGACTGGAGATGCAGTTACAGTCTTACTCACATCAACGGTTCCTGTAATTTTCTTTAAGAAAAAGGATCCGCTTACATTTAATTGACTATCAACTTTATATACAAGTTGTCCTTCAGCCGCAAATGCCTGTGTAGTTCCAGCCATTACACCAAATGCTACTAATGTAGCCATCAATAAACCCATTGTCTTTTTTACTAATGTTTTCATATTTTCCTCCTTATTAATCCAATAATGTTCTTTTTATTGTTTTGAAAAATTGCATAAAAATAGGCAGAAACACATACCTATCCATCAGGTATATATTTCTGCCAATTAAAAAATTCTATGTGAAAAGAGACAGAACTACACTGTCTGTCTGTCTGTCTGTCTGTCTGTCTGTCTGTCTGTCTGTCTGTCTGTCTGTCAAGGATTTTGTCAGTCTTTTCATGGCTTGTCAACCTTTTATGCTAATTTTTCTTGTGCTAATTATACAAGAAAAAATCTATATTGACTAGCCTTTATATATTGTATATCCGTTATTTACTTGTCTATTTTCATTACGATCCCATCAAGGAAGGTAAACTCGACCTTTCCTATTGGGCAATTTAATGTAACTTTGATATTTGCAACTGCCATAAAATCCTCCTAAGTAAACTTATTTATACTTTTCTATCTATAGAACTAATTTCTTCCATTTCCTAATCTTAGTCCTAAATGTTCCAAATGGCGCTACTGTATTTACATGAATAAATTTATATACTTCCCAAGTAGCAGTTTTGGTTGCTTCATCTGCCCATTTTCTCATATGTGGTTTAAATAATTCTTCATCTGTTAATTCATCTATCATAAGATAAATTTTTTTTACATTTTCTGTTAGTTGTTCTTTTAGTTCATATAGAGATTTATGGGCATAGGTATCTGTAAACCATTGATATAATTCTCCAAGTTGATTCCACTTGAATTTATCTGATGGTGTTTTAACATCTATACCTTTTTTCTCATCTTCTTCCCATTTTAATACTAAAGTCGTCCAGCCTACTTGATAGGCAAGATTTTCTGCTGGTGTCCTATCAACTTCTTCTAGTCTTTTATCTTTTAGTTCTTCTGGTATATTGTCAAACTCTGAAATATATTTTTCAAAAGTTTTCTTTATCTCATTCTTTAATTCTTCCTTACTTTCATAAGACCTCATATGCCTACCTCCATGGTTTATATATAGATATTATCCTACCATTCTTTATATTGACCCTATTTTCTAATTGATACCTTGCAAGAAAAGAATAATAGTTGTTCCTATACCAAGTAGGAATGTAATAAATGCAGAAAGTCGTATGCTGTCATTCTTTTCTATTCAATCATTTTGAAGTGTCTCAAGGCATTCATAATGGCTTCTTCTTTTTCAGGTGTACACTGTGGAATAATTTGTTTCTCCTTTTTAGACTTGTTGTAATGTTCTCGTAATTCTATTCCACATTTCCTTTTTATCTGTGCAATATATAATGTCGAAACTTTTAATTCAAATTTATTCCAAACATATTCTTTGATTTGAGCATATGTTGCCTTACTCTCAGCACTTGTCAAATCAAACTCATCCAGCTCAATTTCAATATTTATATGCTTATCGACATCAAGTTTGGACAAAAGTGCTACCGTCTCGATGTGAGATTGTTAGGCTATTTTCAGAAATTGGTCTAACCCTTTAGTTTTTCCTGTATTACTACGGTTATCACTGCTTTGCTTTTTCAGTTATTTCAATTCTCGATTAGGTAATTTTCCAGTTCTCAAAGCGACAGTAACAAACTCAACCTCTTGCAAGCACTTCTCGCAAAGTTCATAACCCTCATTGAAGTTGACTCTTGACCTAAATGTGCTAGCAATGAATTCGCATGGTGAGGTGATCCTTTCAACTACACCGCACCGTTCGCACTCAGCATACACATTCCCATCCTTAATTGGAATAAACATTCCATGATCTTTCTCATTTCCCATGACGCTAACATCTTCGAAATCATCAAATTTTACATAGAGCATATACGGCTTCCTCCTTTATCGGTATGTCTATATACGCTCTAATTCCAACTTATATCAAGTTTTATTGCTTCTTTTTTGATCTATATGTCTGCTACTTCGCAATAGCTTTCCCATTAAGACAGTGCACCATGTAATGCGCAAATCCATCGTTTTTACAATTTACCTTCTTCTTATCTGAAACCTCGGTGACACCATTCTCACAATCTACTTCAAGGCTTGCATCCTTGGTGATTGTTCCTTCTAAAATACTCATGCCATTTAAC